AAATAAAAGAAAAATATAGATAATTTGCTATAGTCATATAGGGGTTATTATACCGGCTTGCCATGTCGGATACGCGGGTTCGAATCCCGCCTGTAGCACCAAACTTGACAAACTGTACTATTACGGAGTATAGTTTACAGTGGGCCTGTAACTCAGTCTGGTTTAGAGTGCCGTCCTTTTAAGTCGGAAGTCGTGGGTTCGACTCCCACCGGGCTCACCAAATTACATAGGAGAACAAATGGTAAAGAAAACTGATAATGATATTTTAATTAATATTTTGCTGGATCGTTCAGGCTCAATGGGCGGCTATGAAAAAGATGTTATCGGGCATTTCAACGCATATATAGATGAACAAAAGGAACTACCCGGCAAGGCTACAGTATCCCTTGTCTTATTTGATGACAGGTATGAGCAGGTTTATCTTGGCAAGGATATTGCTGAGGTTCCAGCACTTACTAAGGATACATATTATGTACGAGGTAGTACCGCTTATTTAGATGCATTGGGACGACTAGTTAAGTCAGTAGATGCTCTTACAAATAAGCCTAAGAAGGTTGTATTTGTAATCAATACTGATGGCTATGAGAACGCTAGTCGAGAATTTAATAGAACACAGATCAAAGAAATAATTACTGAGAGAACTAATAATCATGATTGGCAGTTCGTCTTTATCGGCGCTGGCATAGATGCATTTGAGTCTGTTAAAGACCTAGGGTTTAATTTCCTTTCCGTCCACGCATCACCATCGAATGCTAATGGCGGTGTAGAAGATTCTTACAATAATCTAAGTAGATCAACTACGAATTATAGATCGGGCGTAACTGCTACAATGGATTTTACTAATCCTGATGATGACGAGGATAAGACAAAGAAAGTAACAACGGGCCGGTAACTCAGAGGCAGAGTGCCTGACTCTTAATCAGGTGGTCGGGATTTCGAAATTCCCTCGGCTCACCAAACATATTTAAAGCGTGTAAGGTGATTTAAATGTCATACGAACATGAATGTGAATGCCTAGTTGAAGGGTGCAAATGCTTAAAATTAATCGTTTGTACTCCGGGCTCAGATTGGTGTGATGATTGTGATGAAGGAAATCACACATAGGAACGTCGTATAGTGGTTATTATTTCCGTCTCCAAAACGGACGACGAGGGTTCGACTCCCTCCGGTCCTGCCAAAATTTAGGGGTTGGTCTATGTGAAAAAGAGAATGAGTTTGCTTTTAGCAATTTTGTTAGCAGCAACCTCATTACTATCACCAGCAATTATCAGCGGTTCTATAGATACAAAAGAACCTGTATATGAAGTACAGGAAGCTGTTCCTGATCCATTAACTTGTGTGGGATACCCTGAACCTAGAGTTTGGATAGAGGAACAAGGTTGGTGGCAAGATTCTACAGGAGAAGCATTTCCCGGTAGACATGTTCACGTAGGAACATGTTGGCCTGTAGGAGCCATAACTGGAACATTTAGTACAACATTAAGGGTTATTCTGCACGCTCAACCAAGCGGTGCAAAAATAACTGGCGCAAGAATAAGTGAATGTGGAACATCGGGAAGTTGTTCAGGTAATCCGTGGCCTAATAGCGGCTCTCCACTTCCAAAATGGAATCCAATTGATTCAAATGGTGACATGGTACAGATGGTACCAATGTCATTCAATACTACGGGTTGGTCAACAGGCGGGCATGAAATGCGTTTGGCTGTTTTTGTTGATCAGCCAAGTGGAGCAAAACAGTTTGTATCAGGCGGTTGGCCTTTATTCGTAGGACAAGTAATACCGTTTAGTAGGGGCTATGTAGAGTCTCGTGGCTGGTACACAAAATTTGAATATATTAATGCTAGGTATCATTCAGGATTAGCCGCTCTTTTAAATCCGGTCCCTGAAACGTGGCGACCTGTTGTTGAATGCGCTAGACCGTCTGGACATGCTGCTATTACCTCGGCTTCGGCTCATGTTGATCCTAACATGCATGAGGGTAATAAAGGAATAATTTATCCTTTTGCAACAAGTGGAAAAGTAACCTTATCAATAAATACTACTGGATTGGCACAGGGGATTCATAGACTAGTTATAGTATGTGGAGCTAAGGCAAATCTATCTTCAATAGCAAATGGCACAGATAGCGGGGTAATGAATATACCATTTAAAGTAGGAGGAACGCCAACACCTACTCCGACACCAACAATAACTCCTATTCCTACCGTAAATCCAACACCTACTCCCTCCGTTATACCAACTCCTACACCAACAGGAACGCCGGGAACAGGAAATACATTTATAGCTCTTGAAGATGCTAAAGTTAATGAACAATTTCCAGAATCAAATTATGGAAATATCACAGACCTTAGAGTATTAAATACTACACAGGATTATCAATCATATCTGAAATTCAATTCTACCGTAGAGGAAGTTAGTTCAGCTAAAGTTAGATTATTTGTAACAGATTCTTCACCGTATAATACGCAGATATTTGTTACCTCAATGTTTAGCGAGTCTACGCTAAGATGGTCTAATAAGCCACCACTAGGAGTTGGGCTAGGCACGGCAATTGGGTCAGTTGCAGGACAATGGATTGAGTATGATGTGAGTAGTGTTGTAAATGGCGCTGGAACATATTACTTTGTAGTTGCTGGTGGAGGTTCAAATAGTTTGTTCTTTAGTAGCTCAGAAGGTGCTAATCAACCACAGTTGGTTGTTAACTAACCCCCGTTCGTATAATGGATATTATGCCGGTCTGTCGAACCGAAGAAAGGAGTTCAATTCTCCTACGGGGGGCCAAATCTAAAAGTCGGAATGGTGTAGTTGGTCTGCACGTATGCGTGAAGCCCATAAGGTGTCAGTTCGATCCTGACTTCCGGCACCAAATTAGGTGATGTAATTGGCAAACTACAAAAGGAAGAAACCAAAAGAATATAGAATTTCTAGCTGTGGTAGAAAATCCTGTAAACAAGATGTTTACAAGGGTCGCGGAAATATTCGTGAACGCTATCTAAGTAATTTTTGGAAAGATACAAAACTAGGTGACTATGCTCACCCTTGGAGATATAGAAGTGTCATAGAGATATCGTATTGATGTTAACGGCTATAGAGTGAGACAATGCAAAGAGGGTATTGAGACTCCTTGTATTCGTATCACAGAAGGTAAGGATATTTGGTATGCTAAATCTGTCCGTATTAACGGACCTTCAACGATTGCTCAGACGAATTTTGATCCCGAAGAACCTAACAAACCCTTTATTTGGATAGAGACTGATGGGCCTATTGATTGGATGAAGTAAACGAATATGATCGAAAAAATTGTAACAGAGTCCGGGGCTAATTACACTATAGACTATGATAAAAAAACGTGGTTTAGATTGCCTAGTGAAAGATCAGCCGAGATACGCAGTGATTCAGGCGAATTCCTAAAGATAGATTTTCCGGTGGTTCAGGGGGACTCTAGACAGAGTATTAGACTATTTTGTCCCCCCTTTAATCCACCATTTTATAGGATTATTCTATCAACAGAGATAGTTAGTAGAGAAGTATTGAGTTAAAGGCTTTAGGGCCGTTAGCTCAATGGTTAGAGCAGTTGTTTCTAAAACAATCGGTTATCGGTTCGAATCCGATACGGCCCTCCAAATAATAAGAAGATGAGAGAATGAATAATGGAATGCCTTATGCGGTAATGTGTCCAGAAGGTGATGGGCACTGTTGGATATTTGACGGCTACCTATCTGATAACAGAATGGGGGCTGAAAGATGGCTCAAATGGCATTTGTCAGATAAAAGAGAAGCCTGTTCCAGAGAATTAAAAGACCATTACGTACTCTTAGTACTTGATCCATTTGAAATGCGTGGGCTATAATGAATATTGACTTAGAAGATATCTTATTAGATAAACACCCGATTAGCTATGTACGTGAAGGTAGTTGCTGTTACGGTGAAGATGTGGTTTGTCGCTGTGGGTGGGAGGGCAGCCCCTCTGATTATAGTACTCATCTTGTAGTTACTCTTGGATTTACTAGAACCGTTGTTGATAAGTGGAAGCAAAGATTAGGTCAATATGCTATGATAGACGATAGAGGCGAAGAAAACTTCTTAAATACCTATCGCGGAGAAGAAGATAAAACAACTCTTGGTTTATCTAAGAAGGAGTGGGAAGCTCTAGATAAGACTGAAAGAAAAGAAAGTAAAAAAGCTGGTAAGTTAGTACGCACTGGTCCCTTTGCAGATGATCCTAGTAAGAAAAATAAGTGGGATTATATGTTTGAGGAACCACCTGAATTTTAAAATATGGGGCGGTACCCGAGTATAAATCAGGGACTTACTTGCAAGGTAAGAATAGGGGAGTGAAAATCTCTCCCGCCTCTCCCAATTTCAGCGGATAGACTAATTGGCTAAGTCATTGGTTTGTGACACCATCAATGTCGGTTCGATCCCGGCTCCGCTGACCATTCCTCTCGTAGTATAAAGGTATAATACAATTGCCTGATAAGCAGTAAATGGCAGTTCGATTCTGCCCGAGAGGACCAATTAAAATAGGAGGGGAAAAATGCCTACAGATTGGAAGTCTTTACTTATCTTTATCATAGCAGTAGTTGTGGTAGTGTTTGCAACCATTAAGATTTGGCCTGTTGTTATTGGTGGGCCACTAATTTAATCATTCCCCTGTGGATAGAAGAAGTTTGAATCGAAAAAAGAAAAACGAGATACAACGAAACTGGTCTAATAATCGTAGGCAACAAGCCTTAGATATATTGGGCAACAAATGCGTTGTGTGTGGTTCTACTGAAAATCTAGAGTTTGATCATATAGACCCCAAAAAGAAGTCCTTTGCGATTGGTGCTTGGGGATCACATTCTTGGGAAGAAATATTAAAAGAGTTAACTAAATGCCAGATACTTTGTAAGATAGACCACAAAAAGAAAACAGAACCTAAACATGGCACATATAGTTGCTATAAGCATAGAAAATGTAAGTGTATTGCGTGTATAAACGCCAATACAGAATACATGAGAACGTACCGATTGGCTCGTAGACAAACTGGTAAAGTCGTCTGATTCTGGATCAGGAGTTTGTAGGTTCGACTCCTACCGAGCCAGCCAACTTAAAAAAGGTAGTGGAGTAATTGGATAGAAGAACCAAAAGACAAAAATTACAAGACATGGCTAATCAAACCGAGTCTCCACACGAAGCTGATATAGCACGAAGAATGTTAAAAGACCTACCACCAGAAGAGAATTTTTCCGGTCCCCTGTACTATAATGGTATTAAGGTAGGAGAGGCGTTCAACGTTCGGTTCACATTGAACTTTGATCCCGGTGTTGGCGTCTATGACTTTGTGAAACAAGAATGGAACTGGACCAAACCTTCGGGAACTAAATAACCGCCTGTAGCTCAATAGGATAGAGTATGAGGTTTCGACCCTCAGGGCTGCACGTTCGAATCGTGTCAGGCGGGCCAAATTAATAAAACCCCCTGTCTCCCTGAAACCTGCTATATGTAGGTGTAAACTCGGATAAGTTCAGCAGGGCGGGCTAAATAAAGGGAGAAGAATAAGCTCAGGAGTTGATATGAATGCCTCTCAAATCAAAGGCACAAAGAGCGTGGATGCACATAAATAAACCCGAAATGGCAAAACGTTGGGAGAAAGAAACTCCTAAAGGAAAAAGACTTCCAAACAAAGTTAAGAAGAAATAGAACGTACTTTGCCCCATTTTCGTTGATTTTGGGTGTTATAATAATGAAATAGTCTGGACTAGTTGAACAGGTGGTGGGTTCGCTTGACTGTAGATCAGGTGCTTTGGCCATGGGGGTTCGATTCCCTTCTAGTCCACCAATTAAAAATAAACGGGTCGCAGTATTGGTTCAATTGCTCTGTCAATTGTTCGGCCCGACATGCCGATGTAGTATAACGGTTTATTACCGCTGTTTTGTACTCAGCAGATGGGGGTTCGATTCCTCTCACCGGCTCATCAAAGATTCTAAGGAGTCAACGATGGAAACATCAAACCAGAAAAAGAATAGACTACTAGGAGAGCCTTATGGAACAGCTACCTCTCGTTTGAGAAAAATGCTTTTGTTCGATATGGCGAGACGGCTTAAAGAGGATATTTGTTTTAGATGCGGTAAAATTATACAGACTCTAGAAGAATTCTCTATTGAGCATACAATCCCTTGGCAGGGAACAGAGAATCCAAAAGAAGCTTTCTTTGATATAGAGAAGATTGCGTTCTCTCATTTAGTTTGTAACTCCGGTGCTGGTTTAAGATATACGGGAATAAAGGATACTACGCTCCACGGTAATTCTCGTTATGATAAAGGGTGTAGATGTGCTGAATGTACTAAAGCACATTCTGAGAAAGGTAAGCGTTGGAAGCGTGAAGTCAATTATCGTAATATAAATAAATCTGTTTGTGATTTTCTTCCTCCGTGTCCTCATTCATATCATCATTAATCACCGGCCCCATTAAAATTTATTCGTTGCGTTGCGGGGTGGAGCAGTGGTTAGCTTGCTAGTCTCATAAGCTAGAGGTCGTAGGTTCGAATCCTACCCCCGCTCCCAATTCTCGGTGGGTGATTTGGTAATCTAGTTAGTTTCATACGCTGGCTGAGAGAGTTCGATTCTCTCCCTACCGACCATATAAGAAAGGACGGGTCAGATTTTTCTGGCCCGTTTTTATTTTTGCCCAAAATCAGGAGTTTATTAATGAATGATGATAATGTAATTGAGCTAATAACACCGGCTCGATTAAATAGGATGCGGAATCTAAAACCATATCGTGGAAAAACGGATGAAGAACTTATCGAGATTATTAAAAATCGACCAGCGCGCACACCGACTATAAGAAAAAAATCCGCGCAAGATTATGACACAGTGTTTGCAGAGCGGCTTGCTGTTCTACAAAAAGAATTCGCTGTAGACATGAATCAGTCTAACGATGTTGAGACTCTAAAGAGCTTGGTGCGTCACCAAATTCAGTTAGAGAAAGTTAACACTGATATTGATACTGTACAACGTAAAGACTCTCTCACTGTTGACGACTACAAGAATTTAAAGGCCCTCGGCGATTTCCAGAGAACGATCACAACCTCTGTCAATGAGTTTCAAGATAAGCTTGGTATTTCTCGTAAGCAACGAAAAGAAAAAGCCATTGACGATATCCCTAAATGGATTGACAGCACGCTAGAAAAGGCGGCAAATTTTTTTGAGCGAAAAACTACAGTAATTACGTGCCCTAAATGCAAGATTGAGTTGGGACGTTTTTGGCTCAATTTTAGAAATTCTACGGGACTTGTAAGTGGTGAGGTCTTAAATAATAGTATGGAGCTTAGTCTTCAATGCTGGAAATGTGAGGAACAGGTAGAACATATACAATGACAGATCAAGAGTGGGCGTTAACCGAAATATTGAAAAACCCTGTTATGTTCAGGGAATTCATCAATGAGGATAACCCTGACTGGACAGAATTAGAGGACCATGAAAGAGCATGGACTAGTTGTACTGCGCCATATCTTGCGATGTGCTGCGGTCGAGGCGTTCACAAAACTACCACTATGATCGAAATGCTTTATTATTGGATGATTAACAAGATGCATATTCCGGGTGATCCGGGGCTGCTTGTATACGTACCTAATAAGGCGCAGAAGGATTCTATCTTTCCACGAATCAAGTCAGCTTGTACTGAACACTGGTTAATAAATAAATTCGTTAGGGGAATCAACGTTCAAGAGGGCCGCATTGATTTTCTTAATGGCTTTACTTTTATTTTAAGAATAGCTGGTAGCGAAGGGAAAGAAGCTAATGTTATTTCTATTCACACAGCACGTATTTGGGTAGACGAGGCCCAAGACTTTCCTTGGCGATCATGGCAGTCTCTTGATAATGTTCTAAAGTTTGATATTCCGTGGCACATGCTTTGGGTTTCGGGTGTTCCAAATGGTGAACGACAGAATAATGTTCTTTATCAATGTGATATGGAAGACGAGAAATACGAGTCCTTTAACATAGCACAAACTATGATGAGTTGGTGGACGGCTGATCTAGCGTACGAGAGACGCAAAAGATATAACGCTGTTCAAGAGGATAGCGAGGATTATAAGCACTATGTACTTGGACAGCACGGAGTCCCTACCTACTCAGTATTTGATCGAATACGCTTCTTAAAAGAAAGCTTCGAAACTCGTAGAGATGTGTTTACTCAGGCTATGTTTGATAAGAACAGACGAGAAGAAGTGTATTACATCAACGAGACTGTTATGTGTCCCCCCTTGCCTATGGATTTTAATATCAAACCTAAAGTAGTTCTTGGATATGACGTTGGATACTCTCCCGATCCGGCTGTATTTTTTGTTATGTACCAAGACCCAAAAAACGGTGTATGGAGAAACCTTTTACGTGTCGTGTTACAGAGAGTTGAGTACGCACTTCAACGAGAAACTTTATTGTATTTAGATACTGTATATGGGTTTGACGCTATTGGTATAGACATGGGCGGACCGGGCAAAGTTGTGTATCAAGAACTTACAACTGAATTAGCTACAAAGGTTTATCGTGATCGGCTATACAAGGATCGAATATTCCCCGTGGAGTTCGGGGGCCGAATGACTGTTGCTCTACAAGATGAAGATAATGATGTTATAGAAAAGAAAGATAATATTAAACGAGTTGCGGTAGAGACAGTATCTAGATGGGTTCACGAACACAGATTTGCATTTTCTGATCAGGATAATAACTTAATGGAAGAACTTGAAAGAACGAAATTCTCTCGTACAGCTACGGGAGAACCTGTTTATAAAACAAATGATGACCACCAATTTGCTGCAATGATGTGCGCAGTAATGGCGTGGGAACATTATTTTGGCACACCGCTGGCTTTCCTAAAGCCAGAACTTAAACCTAAGTTAGTAACTGCTAAGTGGTTGACCACTAGTTAAGTGGGAGTATTATGACAGATGAAATAGAAACCAAAAGGGAAAAGCTACATGTAGCCGAAGCTTCATTTGGAATGGGGAGCCACTCACCTTTTGGTGAAACGCTTGGAAGCTTTTTTATGCCAAATGGCGCTGATGTAAATGCCACGCTTGGATTAACGCCTGAAAAGCTATTCGTTCCTAAAGAATATCATGCCGTTCTTAGATTATGCTATGACTTCTATCAGAGGGGTGGAGTTGTAGGAACAGTTATGAATAGGTTGTCCGAGTTTACAATCACTGATCTAAGAAATGGTCAGCGAGAAACCTCCGATGAAGCTAACCAGTATTTCCAGTCCGTGCTGCATGATAGCCCGTCAAGACTGATGAGATTTCTTCGTACTGCCGCGCTAGAGTATTTTCTATCAGGCATGGTACTTCCTAAAGTAGAGTGGGAAGAAATACCCGGAGAAGATATCCATCCCGATCTAAAGACTAACAAGGTTTATGAAATGCCTGTGTTTGATTTATTTCCACCACAACTAGTAGAAATAACATGGGCTGGATGGGGTAAGAAAAAGTACTGGCTAAAGCTTCCTGAAAAAGATGTTCGTATGGTTAAAAATCAGGGAGGTAGAATCAAGGAACAACAATTAAAGTATCAAGCATGGGTAGAGAACTATCCTAGTTTTGTTACATTAATCCAATCGGGAGCGGATAAGATTGACTTACTTAAAGTAGAACCTACCCTTGATCCTATACTGAGAAAAGAATTATCTATCTCTCAGTACCCAACCCCATATCTATTTCCTGTGCTAGAGCCTCTTATCTTCAAACAGCAACTTAGACGGATGGATTTCGCGGTGGCCGCTCGGGTTATTAACGCGGTTCTCTTGGTGCAGGAAGGTGATAAAGACTTCCCACTGACTGAGGATAATAAGGATAATCTAGACAAGTTAAAGGAACAAATCTTAGCTCGGTCTGGAAATCCTCTACAAATGGAAAGACTGTTTATCCTGTTTAGCAATCATACAACTAAGATGACGTGGATTACTCCTGATGTATCTGCGATGCTGGACCAAGATAAATACAGACAGGTAAATGAGGAACTAGAGCAAGGTCTTGGATTTACAGGCATCTTGCTTACAGGTGAATCTAGACAGGCTCAGGCATCCGAAGTTTCAACGTGGGCTATTCAGCCTCAGATGGAAGAATTTAGATCAATGCTTATTGAATGGGTATCTGATCTTTATATCGAAGCTGCTAAGAGAAATAAGTTTAGAAAATTTCCTGTTCCTCAGTTTAAGCCTATTAAGCTTCAAGACTTCGTAAAAACTGCTGCTGTATTTGCTGCTCTGTTTGCTGAGGGTAATGTTAGTCGAACAACACGAACAGATATGGCAGGCATCGACTTTGAAACAGAGGCCGAATTAATGAAGGATGAAGAGGAAATAGCTGCTGGACTTCCCGCGTATACACCTACTCCGTATAGCCCGCCACCGCCAATGATAGGACAAGGTAAACCGGGTCGCCCACAGGGATCACAAAATGTTCCTGTCAATAACAGAAATTCGGGAGTTAAACCTAAAGGACAAAAACCTCTATCATCTGTTAAAGCTTCAACCTTTCCTCGGCAAGCTGATAGATTTAAGGCAATTGAACTTATGGAGGATGAAGAATTAATAGGACTAATCAATAGGATTGCAGAAGATAGAGGATTAATTATTACTCCTGATGATGTAATTGATAAAGACTAAGCCCACAAATGAGATTATGCGAGTGTTAAATGGTGGAATATCCAATCATGGTTGTCATTTGGGAGGACCATGTAACTAAAATAGCGTCAGACATACCTAAAAATCCAGATGATTTAATAGGATTCCCGACCATAACGGTCGGTTTTTTATTATCTGAATCCGATAGATTTTATTTATTAGCACACGATATAGAGCGGTACGAAGAGCATGATGAAAGTACCTATACTATTATTCTTAAAAGTGCTGTTATTAGTACTAATAGCTACGGGAGTATACCATTAGATGAAATACGATTTACGTAAAGGGGGTGTCACATGCCAGCGTTTCGATTTGAAACTGCGATTTCGGAACTAATTGACGTTCCCGCAGAAGAGGGTAGACACCCATTAATTACTACAGCTAAGTTTATCTTTGCGGATGATCGTCCTAACGGAAATAAACAGGCTGTTCCTTTTGAAGAGTTTGAAAATATTGCTAAAAGCGTTATAGGAATGCCTGTAAAGATTAACTTTAAGGGCTTTAGTGCAAAGGATCATGCTGGTTCTCAGCCCATCGGACATATTAAAAAGATGGATATTATTACATCTGAGGACGGATCATATCACCAGCTAGTCGCTGAGGCGTCACTTTGGACTCATGAGTTCCCTGAAATCGTTACATGGTTAAAGGATGCGTGGGCTAGTGGGGAAGCTCCGGGCATTTCTTGGGAATTATTATATAGAGAGAGTTCTATTAGAGAGGGTATCGAGTGGCTTAGGGGCGTTATTGCATCAGCCGCAACATTTGTTGAATCTCCGGCCTATGGACCAAGAACAGCTTTACTTGCTCTCGCGTCTATCAAAAATCCAGAACAGTATGGGGATAATATAGCACAGAATTTAATTGCTTTGGCTGAGCAGTTTAAGAGTGCGCCCAAAAATGATAAACCAAAGCCAAAGGGAGGTAATAGAATGACTGAAGAGGAAATCAAGCAATTACAGGAAGCTTTAGCAGCTAAAACTACTGAGGCTAGTACAAAAGCTGATGAAATTAAAAAGCTTTTGGAAGAAATTGCTACTAAGGACGGCGAAATTACAGAACTACAGGGTACGGTTACTTCATTACAGACAGCCGCTCTAATTGATGATCGAGTTAGAAAGTATACAGAAGTTGTTGGACCACTGCCAGCCGAAGCCAGCGAAGCTGATAAAGTAAAGAATTTATTTGCTACATTTAATGATGAGCAATTTGAATATCACCTTGAACAGCTTGGCAATCTAAAAAAGAGCCTAACACCAACACCTAGTGCAGCGGAAGCGGCATTAAAGACTGCTCAGGCATCTAGACGAGGTATTGAGGTACCAAAACTAGACCCGCCAACTACATTAACATACGATACTTTGCGCTCAGGTCTTAAAAGCTTAGCGCGACCAAATTCTGCCGAATAAGGAGGTTAGCAAAATACAATGGTTGATGCAATTAACACTGGAAATCCAGTAAAGAGTACCTTCATTGTCAACAAGTATGCGGACATTGATGGAGGAAGAACTGCTCAGGAAACTCCAAGAGGAAGACTTTGCTTTAGAGCAACTAACGGTAGACTTACTCTACCTACGACTATAGCACAGGCTAGACTTGCAGTTTTCCCTGTAGATTGGGCTAAGCCACTAAATCCGCCTCCTTATTGGGATGGTCCGGGTCTAAATGGTAATCCAATTTACGGTGTAAATGATGGTTCATTCAATGAACAGGAAGCCGATTTCGCAATTGACCCTGATTCAGCATTCCAAACACCTTGGCCCGCAGCTATTAAGCAGTATGATCTTCCACCGTCTTTATACAATAATCCTGTTACTTCTGGTAACAAGTGCCTTGTTTATGACGAAGGAACATTTACTTATGGATCAGGTAACTATTCAGGCGATATTGTTCAATTCGCCCCTGCCTCATTAATCTACACGGACTATAGTTCAGGTAATGAGGGAAAAATCACTGTATCAGGTGTTGCTGCTGGTAATACAGCAGTAGGGCATGTTACACAAGTCGATGTATTTGGAAAGAATACGGTTACAGTAAAACTTAAGGGCCACAACGCTCTATAAATAATCTCTGTATAAAGGAGGGAATAAATCGAATGCCAGCACCAATAGATACAAGACTAACAACGGAGTACCGACAGGCACTTGCGGAGTTAGCACGCACAGACCGAGCAGCCTTTGCTGAGATTATTACAGAGTACGTTGACCCTGTTTATCTTTCAATGGACCTTTTGGGTAACTTTATGACTACCCGAGAAATGAACTTTGGAGATATTCTTGTTAAAAGATTTAAGGGAAAGTACAATGTTCAGCAAATTGTTCCGGGTCAAATTACATTAGGCCAGCAAATTGTTGTACGAGATAAGGCGGTTTCTATGAACCTAGATATCTTGGCAGCAAAAGCTGAGTACAATGTACTTGAACTTGAACACGGAGGTCCGAACTTTACGCCAGAACAGGTTAGAGCCGACGTACAGGCAGCACTTAGAGAAAAGTTGCTTATGAGAACTTGGAATGCGCTAGGAAATATCTGGTCTACAGGTAACTCTTCAGCACTAACAATTACAGGTTCAGGATCAAGCAACTGGATCAATGCCGCAGGTCCGTTGACTTCAACTATTCTTGACGCCGCTATTGATCACGTTAATTATTGGTCAGGAAAGGTCCGAGCAATTATCGGTACTGAAATTGCCCTAGCTCCACTAAGCGAGTTCGGCCAGTACAAGCTAATCTCAGGCTCAAATACTGATAATTTTGTTGCTATCAATGGTCAACCGGCAGGAACAATGCAAAACGTTTCTCCGTTTGGCTCAGGCTCAAAGGGTGTAGAAAGCTACAGAGGCGTAAGTAATATTGTTAGAATACCACAACTATTCGACAAGACAGAATATCCACCAGTCCCACTACTACCAACCGATTTCGTATTAGTTGTTGGAGAGGACGTAGGAGAGTTCATTACTTATGGCACTCCTCAAACTAAGGAATTTGTAGATAATAGACCAACTCCTCCTTACTGGAACTATGAAACATGGATTCAGTTCGGTATGATGATCTGGAATGCCAGAGGCATCGTTAAGATTGCTGGAATAACATCTACAACTCCATAATTTAGCCCGTAGCTGTCTCGTTTTGAGGGTTACTAAATGGGGCTATTGGTCTTTCAATAGGCTGATAGCCCCGTTTATTTTTGTTCCAGCCTACCTAGGCTTGGGTGTAGTTAAGCTACAGAAATAATAAGGAGAGAAAGAAAATGACAGAACTAGAAAAATTATTCTTCTTCAAGAGAAATGTACCTTATACAGTGGGTACTAGACTTTATATAGGGGATACAATAGGTAAGGCTCTTACGGACCACAACCCGTATGTTGCTATTAAAGAAAGCGGATTGAGAGATTTTAAGCGTGCTAATAGAATAGCTCTAATGGAAGGTCTTATCATTGAAACAGGAGAACCGGGACTAGACGAAGAATCTCCTAACGCTATTAGCGATGAACAAGCTGAAGCTATTGTTAAGAATCTTCCAGCCTTAAAGAAAGCTCTTGCCGGAGTAACTTCTGCGGTACCTGTATATAAGCTTCTAGAAGAGGCTAAGTTTCAAAAGAGAAAGACAGCGATCATTGAGTTAATTGAAGAACGTTTGAAAGACTTCGTTCCCGAGGATGAGGTCCTTCCTGACGATATGCAATCTGCCTATTAAGGGAGTTGGAGTAAGTGAACCTATTAGATTTAGTTCCGGCGTTGGATCGACAACTACGACAGTATAAGGCTGCCAATGATACAGATTCAACCCTAGCTGCTTATCTTGCTGACGCTATAGAAGCGTTAGGTAATAGATGGACACGAGACTACCTAATAGAGTTCACTGCTCCGCTAACCTTTGAGGTAGAGCCTGAAATTACAGCGAAAGATAAACGACCAATTATTTTAGCTGCCTCAATTATTTATAAGTCAGCTAATGTAGATTTAGCAAGTATCAGGGATGGGGATTTCGCCTATGATCCACAGCAAGGTAGACAAAATCCTATTCAACTTGATATACTTGAATTAGAAAAGACGGTCCCACTATACCCTAAATTAGCGCAAGCATCTACTGCTCCAATGAGGGGATACAGCAACATCTGGAATCCAGAAAGCTACTTATTTAGGTCAATAATTTAAGGGGAACCAGTGACTATAATAGCGATTCCTACCTATTATGGTGGGCAACTCGTGGGGAACTGCATACAAAGTATTCTTAAAAATGTGCGGAATCCTGAGATAATTGTATACAAAAATGACGTGGGTTGGTTACAGGCTTGTAATAAAATGATGCAAGATACCAAAGATGATATCATTCTCTTAAATGATGACACGATAGTAACCACCGATATAGTCTATGAAATGAATCTCTTAGCTAGTTATGATAGCGCCATAGGAATTATTGGGGGTAAGGCCCTTTCTCCGAATGGAGAAACTGTTATTAATTATGGAATCAATATCTCCGTGGATGGTAACACAGGGCACAGGTTCTTTGGCGAATCTAAAGATTCCGTTAAACTTATTGAAAAGCAAAGGGCTGTTGAAGGTTCTTGTATGTTTATTCGGAGAAATCTAATTGATGTATTATTATTTGATGAAAAATACGGCATGGGATATCGAGCCGAAGTTGATTATTGTTTTAGAGCTAGAGAGTTAGGATTTGACGTGGTATCGTGTGCTAAGGCAGAATATATACACCTAGTCTCGCAAACGGCTAGTAGATTAGGTATAGAAAACGACACACACGGCATATTTATGAAGGAATGGGGAGCTAAATTAAAGCTCGGCAAAATCTAAGGAAAGGTATAAGGAATGGCAGTTAAAGCAATAGGTGATACAGCTATCTTCTATGGAGATAAGCAAAATGAATGGTACGATAATGGCGCTTGGATGACCTTATTAGATATTCCTTGGCTAAAAAAAATTGAGGAAGCACAGCTATACAAGACAGTGATTCGAACGCTGTGGTTGGAGTCTATCGGGTGGAGCAAAAAAATCAAAGAAGATTCCCCCGAAATAACCTTGATAGGTTTGATAGACCATCCTCTTAGTACTCATATTTCTAAATTATCTGCCGTGCAGCAGCACGCTTTCTTGGCTGATCTGGAATATCTAGATGGAATTATGACGCTAACAGAAGAAGAACGTCAGTGGTATCAGACAGCTATACCTTCCAAACCTGTAGAAAAGGTGGGCCTACCTTTTCCTTTTGAATCTTATGAGAAACGATTTGGCAGTTATAGAGAAAATAAGAAAGAGTTCATTGGTTTAGGTGTAGGTGCAGCGGACAATGATAGGAACTTCATAAGTAATCTTATGGCTTTTCGCCGACTTCAATTACAACGGCCAGAGCTTAAAGGAGTTATCTTGTCTGTTCCAGATCAGTTAATACCTTATTGTACCTATTGGGCAAGTAACATAGATAATGTTTTCGTGCATGAGCGTGAAGATATGCCAGAATTTTATGATGTTTTATCGCGCTGCCAATTCGTTATTAATCTTGCTGATAGAAACACGCCGGGTAGAATTCAAGGGGAAGCTGCCTTTTTTGAAGTACCTGTAATTGGCTCTAATCGACTAGAGTTACAGGAAGAGTTATTTCCTATATTATCAGTAAAGCCCTACGAGCTAGAGAACGTAGTTAAAGTTGCTGAATACTTACTTGATGATCCCGATGCCTCTAAAAAGATCGGGCAGAAAGCTAGAAAAACGCTCCATAGGTATGATTTTAAACACAGTAAAGAAAGATATGGTAAGCTACTTAACAGAATAAAGGAGCGATAATGGATGCCAATTAGCGCGGAAAGTTTAAAAGCAAAGATAGATGCTTTTAGAGAAGAGATAGGACGAAATATTACGTTCTATGTCTCTTCTTTAGAGCCTTGCACTTTGTGCTTACCGAGCGGGTACTATGATGCAACTAATGATACGACTACTTACTTTACATGTCCTGTATGCGATGGACAGTATTATCTCCCCACTAAAACAGAGACAGAGGTATTAGCTAGGGTACACTGGGTTAGCGATCAAGCTGTTACTGCCACACCGGGAGGAAAATACTATGTAGGTGACTGTAACGTACATATTGATCCTACCTATAGAACCTTAGCCGAGTCTGCCCAAAGTAATACGGGTGGGGTAATAGTAGATGGACATGATATGCAAATTCAAAAGATTATACCTCAGGGTGCGCCCTCTATAAATAGGACTAGAGTAATTCTTACCAATAAGGGTAGTAGGCCATCCTAGGAAGGAGAAGGAAAGGAATGAACATAACACCTAACATTGTGGTTTGTCCAAAATGCGATGCTGAGTTTCAACATAATCGCGTTAATGGTATGGCTTTGTTGGAGCTAGCTAATGCTGTAGAAGCGAGAACACGGATGCACAGCCGTTTAACTCTTGATGCATTAGAGAAAGAATTTGAAGGTAAAGAACTACCAAGGGCTGTAAAGAAAGCTGTTTTAGACGGCTATAATGATCTTGCTAGAAGCGTGTTGATAGTTCTAGGACTTGGTGGCGATGCTGAGTAATGGTAACAGTACGAACAACGGTAGATTCGTCTGCTGTATATGCAATGGTACGTACCTTCGAAGAGGGACTATATAATGCAGAATCTTTTGCAGCGCATGAAATAGAAAATCGAATTAGATTTACAGTATTTGATGAAGTTGTTCATAGGCTTGGGGCTCGCGCTGGTCAGGGATTTCCTAGTGTTTATAGGGATCACCTTGCTAACTTTATGAAGATCAATATAAATATAAATGTAGTTGCACAGGGCAACGGTTTCATGTCTGTCGAATATGATCTTGATGGATTAGGCGGTTATGGGGAATTGGAATTGGGAGCGCATCATCAAGCATTAGAGTATGAAGAGCCGGGTTCTTACGGTGTTACTAGAACGGGTAAGGCTAGATATAATCCACACCCCAATAAAGTACAGCTTCCTTATGCCGGTCAAGCTCTTATGAATGAAGCGGAGCGTAGACAAGAGTTTTGGGAAGAAGCTATTGTCGGACAACAAGGATTCATTACTAACTTTAGACGTGGATCAGGCTACCTAGAAATCACCAATGCTCCTACATTTGAGGAAATAGCAGCAGCACGAGTATTTGAAGCTTGGATACCCTCTGGTACTGCTCCTGAATGGTTATGGTTAGAGAACGGATTCAATGAGAGCGAGCCTAGAATTCCTCCACAAGATTTCTCTAGAACACTAAGAAATATATCGGCCTGTGTTGCTGAAAAAATATATGAGGGCGCGTTGATTGGTTTGATTAGAGTTGCTGAACGAGCGGGCGGCGCAATTGCTGTAGGTAGTACCGGACGACCGTTCTTTAAATCAAGTGGGCGCTTTGTTGAATATAGAGGCGAGATAGACGAGAGTACCACTGATACTAATGAGTGTCTAGGGAGGTTATAGGGATGGCTAGAAAATATCATGAACGTCGATCTTTAGCTTCCGCATTATTAACATATCTTACGGCAAGAGGATGGAATATAACGGAGATTAGAGAAGGTTTTCTCTCCGAAGATACTATTACTGTACCTACAGTAAGTGTCTATTTTCTGCCTAGCGTGTTTGAAGAATTAGAGATAGGTCGTACTAATAAGACATTTATAAGACGAGTTCAGGTAGATGCCTACATGGAAAATGAGGGTAGAGCAGATGCTATAGGTGATGATATTATGGATTTTATAGACGAGACTCCTGTTGTGGTAGAGGACGTTATAACTGACATTGATCTTGCAAACATGATTTGTTATGACACGCAATCTATATCTTCGGAAACCGTGCCCCCAATATTCAAAGAAGCGAAGGTTAAACATTGGAGAAGTGTTACTAAAGCCACATATGAAACACATTATTTTGATTAACTTATTTGGCACCCGATACACATAATAAGGGCGGGCAACAAATAACCAAGGAAAGGGAACCTAAATGATTATTTGACCCTATAAGGAGGAAAAAGGAAAATGGTTAGACGAGCAAGAGTTCACTCTAGAGACTTGCAGCCGCAAATTGCGGCACCCAAAGGTCTTCTTGGTGTAGCTAGAGTACAGAGATTTGAATGGCCTATGGAGCTACCAACAACAAGTATTGATGAGTTGGGTAGAAAACTTCACGTTGGTACTACAACAGAAATTCCTAATGTTACTGTAACAATAGAGGCATTTGATGTTAGCCATAATACATTCTCGTATTTGACGGGCCACACACCAGCAACATTTCCAGTATCAGGTGCAAGTGTTACTGAACTAAAAAATATTGATGTTATTGGTCAAATTAGAGACGGTACAACACTTGGAATTGTTAATGCGCTTTATGTTAAGCGCGGAACTGTTACAGGAATGGATGCTACGTTCGGAGTTAGAGATAACTCTAATGTAACATACACTGTTTCAGCTAACTCAAAGAAAGAATTTAAACAGCCTGTATTCTACGAAAGTTCCACAACAATTTCCGGTGGAGCCAAGATGGTTTTAGCAAATACACCAACGTATTTGACACGAACATCAGGCTACACAATTAACGCATATAGAACATCAGCAGCAGGGCTAACAAACTACCTTAATGAGGGTACAGGCTTAGACTATACTGTTGCTGGTACAACAATTACATTCCTTGATAATGGTGGAGTTTCATCAGGTAGTGCAAACTCTCTAGATAGTGTTTGGGTTACTTATTCTAGTACGGCAGCTAGAACATTTGAGGCTCTAGATGATGCATCAGCGTCAGCCGTTCAGGGTAAGTATGTTCCAGTAACAATTTCAGTGAGTAACATTCCAAGAGTTCAAAGTGCTTCACTAAGAGTAGCATTCCCGGCAGAAGAAATTCTAGAAATGGGCGGACTTGGAAAGCCGGTTGGTTATGAGGTTGGTATTCCAGATGTAACAGGTGAAATCGCTGTTCTAAAGACAGACAATGAGCTTCTAGCTCTACTAGAGGGTGTTGCTACTACAACAGTAGAAAATGATCTAGAGTTTGCTCTTACAACACTTCCATTGAAGATTCAGTTGAAGGACCCTAGAAATACAGCGAAAACACTATTAACGTACTATGTACCATCAATCACACTCACATCAGAAAGTGATGAAAATACAGTTAACCAGTCAATGAATGAAACCTTTGCGTTCCAGTCAACAACAGGTGAACTGATTGTTATGTCAGGTGTAGGCGTTTATTAATCCAAATACAATTGGGTAATACGAAAGTATTAGAAGGGAGTGGGGCTAAAGCCCTGCTCCCTTTATTTTTTTATACGTACTATAGGTAAGGAAAAGGAGAAGAAAATGGGATTAAAGATAGCTGATCTACTAAAATATAGAACAAGTATAGTACTAACTAAGCAAAATGGCGAGTCTATACTTGATGATAAGGGTATACCTATTGTTGTGTATCTAAGAATTATTGGTGACGATGATTTAGTAGCATCACATCGCATGGCTCGATTTGCTTCATCCGCCAAGAGAAGAGCTTTACAGGATAAAGACTCACTTGACTGGAAAGAAGCCACACAACCTATTATAGAGGGTTCTGCTGAAGAGCTACGAGTTTACATTAAGCAAGCTAAAACTAGCAATCTAACTGCGGAAGCAAGATCAAGTGTACCTCGTCCAGACCTTCCCGAATTAGAGGAATTTGCTGCTGATCCTGATGCTGCCTCATTATTTGAAAAGGAGCAGTTTGAGGAAGCTGTTGATAAAGTAGAGGCCGATTATCAAAAAGCTCTTGAAGAATATATTGATATAAGAACAAGAGTTATAAATGAAGATTTAGCTGCTATAGAAGACATAGAGAAGCTTAGAGAAATAGCATTAGATAATGTGTCCGTTCTTCTTTGTATAGGAGAATACTATGCCGAGTTATATGATCAACAAACATATAGAGCTTGTTACTTAGATAATACTTATAGGGAGCGAGCTTTTGATTCTGTTGAGGAGTTTAAAAGTGCGGATAGTTTTATTAAAAATCAACTCATTGATAAATACTTGGCACTAGAAGCCGATCCAGAACAAATAAAAAACTAGCAGAGGGTAACTCTTGGGCGGTCGCTCTTGAAATAGCTAAGACTACGGGAATGCCGTTAGCCGAAGGTATAGAAAATGCGGTGGATTTACCTCATACATTAACGCTCGCAATCACTTACAGAGCAAGACTTAATTCATTTTGGGAGCTACCAAAAGATAAGCAGCCACCCCGAAATCTTTGGGATAAACCTTGGAGACTTAGCCAATTTTTTGATGAGGTATTTGATTCGAAAGGCGGGGCTAAGAAACAAACAACCTATGTCGAATATGATATTGAGGACGTGGAATAGTAATTGGCAGATATTACATCTAGGGTAAAGTTTTTAGGCGATGCCTCTCAACTTCTACAAACATATCGAGCAATTGGTGCCCAAGCTAGTCTTCTAGATCGTCAAATAAATGCTATAAATCGTGCCTCTTTACAGATTAAGGGATTTGCTATTCAAGGTCCGGGTATCACAGCGGCGCGAGCGTTTGAGACGTATTTTGGTCCCGGTATAAGAGACGTAAAAACTGAGTTTGATTCTATTAATAAGGTTTTAAAAACTACTGGTGAAACCTTTATTCAGGTAGGAAAACAAGGAAAATTCCTTACCGGAACCTTTGAAGAAATTCATGGTAACACTGATGATATTTTAAAAGCTACGCAAGCCTATTCGGGTGCTTTGTCTACAAACGCTCAGGCTTTGAGTGCTACTCGTCAAGCTTATTTATCTACTACTGGTCCAGTAAATCAGAGAATTAATCTTCTTAAAAAGCAATTGGCGTTAGAGGTTCAACAAGGAATTATCTCAAAGCAAACTGCTGATAGCATTATTGATCGAGAACGAAGATTAAGAAATTATGATAGAGCCCCGGCACTACAAAATTATGTGAAACAGAAAGCACAGGCATTTCAAGCTCTCGCATTAGCTAGAGCAGAGATTGATAGGGCTATTGCTGCCCCTCCTACTGTTGGTCCAGCAAGCTTACAAAATATTCCTAAAAATATACTTAGAGAATTGTATGCTAGAGGATTGCCTCGTGATCCGGCAGCGCAGTTTGCTCGTGGTGCAGAAGCAACTGTAACCGGAGATTTGATTCATGGCACACAAAGAGCGGCTATCCAATTTAGAGATATGAATGGGGTCTTACAACAGGCTCAGGTTGAATGGGATAAGAACGGTAAAGCCATTACTAGATTCGGAGGCAATTTAAGTGGATTACAAAACCTTCTTAATCAAACAGTACGTAACCTACAGAAAGTTGTTCAATGGACAGCCGCTACTACACTAGTATTTGGTACTCTAGCATTTGCAGCTAGCGAACTATCCACGTTAGTTAATCTAGATAAAAGCTTAAAGCAGCTATCTATCACAGCGCAGTCAACATCTGAACAGACTCGTGGATTGTTCTCCAACTTAGCTGATACCGCCTTTGAGACAGCTACACCATTAGCAGAAATGGTTAAAGCAGCGGATGATATTGCTCTTGCTACAAGAAAAGCAGGATCAACCTCTAAAGAATATCAACAAGATATCCTTAACTTGTCTCAGGCTGTTGGTATATTTACCAATCTAACTGGTGTTGACACAGTCCAAGCAACTGATTTACTAACATCAGCTATGAAACAACTAGGTATTGAGACTGAAGATGTTGTTGGTGTTCTATCTAAAATTACGGCTGTGGCCGGGGGCCAGAGTAACGCTATTGCCGATATTGCGCAAGTACTTGCTGTTATGTCTGAGGCTGCACGACAGGCCGGATTATCAATTGACGAAACAATTGCTACAGCACAGGTTTTGTCACAGGTTACAGCAAAATCTCCTGCGGAAATTGCTACAGCATTTAAGAATCTAACAGGATCACTTGACTCTACAGCGGGAACAAAAGCGTTAGCTAAGTTTAATATTGATCTTAGAGATAGTGCAGGAAACCTAAGAAATATTCTTGATATCTATGGAGAAATTTCCGATAAGATCAGACAAGGTGTTATTGCCCCCGATCAGGTTAAGGGTCTAGTCAAGGCTATTGCTGGTGGTCCGAGAAGAGTGCCAGACGCAGCGGCCTTGCTGTCCAATATTGATCAGATTGAGGCTGTTACGCTTAGAAGTGTTAGTGCTACAAATGAAGCTCTAATTGCTAACGCTAAGATTCTTGATACAACAGCAGCTAAACTTACACAACTTAAAGTTATTGTAGATCGGTTTGCATTTGAGAAGTTCGGTCCCGCACTAAAGGATACTGTAGAAGTATTCTTACAGGCAGCTACAAGCTTAGTAGACGTTCTAAATAGCGTTGATGCGGGGGCTATATCAACTGCTCTTACATTAGCTGGAATGTTCTTAGCTCTACGAATAGGTGGAGGTATTCTCGCTAGATTTGTTGGCGGCATATTCTCAATGGTTGAAAGTCTTAATGCTACAAGAATTGCAGCCGTTGGTGCAGGACAAGCGGTTGCTCAATTCGGAGCCAAGGCTGCTGTAGCTCAACAATTAGCAGGTGCTAGAGGCGGTATAACTCCTGCCGGTATTAAATCTGGTGCTGCTTCATTAATAGGTTATGGAGCAATTGGTGCTGGATTAACCGCAGCTACAGGAGGAAACCCATTACAGGTTGTGGGTGGAGGATTACAGGGTGTTGGTCTTGCAGCATTAGCGATACCTCATCCATTTGCAAAAGCTGCTGCGGCAGCGGCTATTTTAGGTGGTACTTTCCTTCAAATGGCTACAGCAAGTAATGAGGCCGCACAATCTGTTGACAATGTAGCTGCATCTGCTGAGGAAGTTTTAACAGCATTTGCAGCTTATAGTGAAGCACGAGATATTCTAGAGAATTTAGGTAAGACTCAAAAAGAACTTTCTACATCAATTGAAAACTTAACATCAAAGCAAAATAAATCAGCAAGTGACTTAGCTCTACTTAATGACTTCCAGAGCCAGTATGTTCAAAATACCCTTGCTATGGCTGATGCTAATGTTAAACTAGCTGATGCACAACAAATTTTAAATGATAAAATTGGCCCCGGATTTCAAGAAGCTATCGCTGCTGCTACGTCTGGTCGTTTAAATCCTGAACAATTACAAGAACTTATTAAAGAATATCAGTATGCTATTTTGCGGGCTACTAGACCAGATTTAACTCTTCCTGAGGAAATTGATATTCCAGATGTTCAACGAGCGGGATTTTTGCCTTATAATTTAAGCCCTGTAGACACGGCTTATGTACCCACGCAGACTACTCAACCATTGCGGCTGCAACAGGCCGATGTTGAAGCTCCTGTTCCGTTGGTTGATCTTCACTTAGATGAATTGGAACAGGATGCTAACAAAGCTAAATTATTATTTAATTCATTAGGCACAGAAATTATAGCAAGTATCACACCAACTGGTAGGGCATTTGATTTAATAGATGGGGCATTGCAAAGATTAAAGGCAAGCGGTGATCCTGCTGCCGATGCTATGATTAAGACATTTAATGCGTTTAAGCAAGGCAAGGATGCAGTTAATGCGGCAGAGGTTAATCTAGCAATATTCCAAGCAAGAATAGAAGCGTTATCTGCTATTGGTGATCCATCCGCAGCTACTCTACAAAAAGGTTTGGACCTCGTTACAAAGATAGTTAATGTTGGAGCGTTAGAGGGCGGAGAAAAAGGCGCAGATGCTATTTTTCAAGCGACTAAAAGCTTTGCTGATCTACTAAAGAGCGGGGAGGCTATCAAACCAGAGGATTTCCTACCCACCGTTAAACTTTATGCTGAATTATCAGGGGCTACGCAAGGACTAACAGATAAAAATATTGCTTATCAAGCTATTCTAGATTCTCTTGGTTTGGAGTACGAACTACTGGGAGAACGGGCACGAGTATCCCTCGGACAAATAAGTGAGGAAACAGCCGAACTTATTGAGAATTTAACTGAGCTTCAAGGTTCGCTATTAGAAGACTACACTCTTAAACGGGCTGACCTCCAAGCTAGAAAACAAGGGGGAGAGTTTGAGGGTAAAGAAGGAGAATTCGCAGCCCAAGACAAGCAATTAAAAGCTCTTGAAGAGCAGATCATACGAGTTACAGACGCCTATATAAATGCCGAAGAAACTATTCCCGGTTTTGAAACCGTGGTAGATGAATTTGCGGCTTCATTGACTAATGTAGTTGGATTACATGATGCTGAAGTTTTAAGTACGGATCAACTAATTGCTCGATTATTTAGCTTAGCTGATACGTACGGCTTAACAGGTGCCCAAGTAGATATCCTTGGAAATAAGCTGGTTGCTTTAGCTGATACTGCTCGACAAATTGATGCCATCAAAGCAAGCTTTGGCATTTCTGCTGAGGTAGATTTAAGTGGGGCTATTAAAGCCCTTCAAGCCCTAAGAAATAGCGTTTCATCTATGGCTAAACTCCCTATTATTGGTAATATTATAGGCGGGGCTGGTCTTGGTCCAATTGATAATGCTCTTCAACAATTAATTAATGCTCAAAGCTCTATTGGTGGGGCTGGCTCAAGTTTAGGGGCTGTGTATACAGGCGGCGCAGGTTCAGGAGGTCCGGGTGGTAGCGCGCCAACAACTAAAGCTCCTAAAGGTCCGGGGTTAGATGTTTCAACAATAGATATTCCTGATGCTATTGCTACCGCATATAACAGGGATGCCTTGATTCAAGAAGCTATTAGAAGAGCCAAAGCACTACAAGCTAAGATTCCGGGTGCTGCAAAAGAAGCTTCTAATGATATCGTAGAGCTATTAAAGGGTACTCAGAGAATTCTTGAAGTTAGGGGCGTTAAAGACGATCTATTAAGACGAGCCCTAGAAGAACTAGCTGATATCGAAAAGAAGAGACTTGAATTTGAAACAAAAGCTGACACTATTCGAAGAATTCGGGTGGGTTCAGGCAGCTTTGCAGCGATTGCTAATGTTCCCGTTAATACACAAACAGGGGTAAGCCTTGGCGGGGCTCAGGGACCAATTAATATCTCATTGAACTTAAATGGAACTGTATTGACGCCAGCGCAGTTAGCACAATTTGCTGATTTAGTAGCAGCGGCACTAAAACGTCAAATTGCGAATGGTTGATAGGATGGAAAACATGACATGGAGTAGAAAAAGATGACATTGAAATCTTAACTGAGGCTATTAAATACTTGGATAAGGGGGAATAATTAATGCCGCTAGGACCAGCACAGGCTTATTTAGCTAACTACAATTCTTATCAATTACCGGGCTATGTTCAGCGAGAGTCTTTAGACTCTTCCATGAATATAGCAAGTCATTATGGCCCCTATGCCGATGGTTCGGAATCAGAGTATACAGGGCTTCAAAATAAACTTATGTCTCTTACATTAAAAGTGTGGGAGCCCGATTACTTATCATGTAAAAATGAGGTACAGAAAGCAGCTACTATACTTAGAAGTAAGAAAGGTGATTTTGCCCCTCTATATCTTCAATATACTGATAGATATTATGAGGCTATGACACAAACAATCAGAGAAGAAAAGACCGCTGGCGAATCCGTTAGAACATTAGAGTATGAAGTACAGCTTGAATGTAAGCCTTGGCTTACTAGTGTATCAGGCTACACAATTACAGGTACAGGCACGGTAACTACAGATGCAGTAGGCAGAACGATAGATGACGGTGGTTGGACTCCAACCTTGATTACTGTTACTGGTACAAATGTAACAATTTCAGGCTATTTAGACAACGGCGATCCTACAGGATTTGTTAGCATTTCTGGTGCTGTTACAGGCATGGTTATTGACTCTGATGATTTCACTGCTGAAATTTCGGGGATTAATAGAAACGAAAAAATGTTATGGACAGAGTATAGAACATATGTAGGTCCGGGTAGAACAACTTTCGTAATTACAGGAGCATCATCTTGTACCATACAATATAACAATAGATGGTACATATAAGGAGGTTAATTATGGTAGCAAGAAAACTAGACGGGTGGGACCACTACGGTACATCACAACTGGGAAGAAAAATAGCCACAATTCTAAACGTGCCTGTGGTTGCCTCTCCCGGTAGATTTGGCGGGGGCATGATAACGGGACCCAACCTAAATTCAGGGTTCACAGACACAATTGATAGCCAAGCTACATTTATTGTAGGTATGGCTGTAAGATTTGTGGGGGCCTTACCATCAGCAACATCTGTAGTACTAGGATTTTTAGATACAGGTACACTTCATACTGATCTAAGAATAAGTAGCGGTGGAATTTTAACTGTTACTAGAAATGCTAGTTTATTAGGAACGGGTACCGCTGTATTAGTAGCAAACACTTGGTACTATATTGAAATGAAGGTTACAATCAACGATTCAACAGGTGTAGCAGTAGTTAAAGTTAATAATACTACAGATATTAACTTATCTGATGTAGATACTAGAAATGCTGCCAACTCTACAGCTAATCAAATTCGTGTATTTGGTGTAACAAATAATCCTGTTACATGGAACGTTGATGACTATTATGTGTTTGACTCTACCGGATCAGTAAATAATGACTTTAATGGTCCAGCTAGAGTTTGGACAGGTTTTGCATCAGAGGCGGGAAACTCAGCACAATTTACAGGAACACCGGGACCAAACTTCGCTAATGCTAATGATGCGTCATCAGACGATGACGGTAGCTATAACTTTTCATCAACCGCTAATCATATTGATTCATTTAAGTTTGATGATCCTCCAATTACTTCTGGTACAGCCACAGCTTTCCAGCATGTTATTACTGCGAGAACAGATGGGGCGGGGGCTAGATCACTAGCAGCACATCAAAGAGAAGGATCAACTAATTATGCTGAGGCGGGACAAAGCTTATCAGCTTCATGGGCTATGCACAGATTCATAAGAGATACCAACCCTGCTACATCGGCGGCTATTACTGCGGCAGAATTAAAAGATGACGAGTGGGGCTACAAACTAATCAGTTAAGGAACCGTTTACAATACAATGTAAACTCCACAATATGATGTTGGAGGGAGATAATGCCAAAACAGCCTAACGTTAGGGTTAGTCAAGATGTAGTTGAGGCTCTTATTTCCCTTCCAGCAACACCTGACAGTATTGTCGGGGCTGCTGTTACCCAAGATGTTATCGAAGCACTTATCTCTGATCAAGGTAACGTACGAGTTAGCCAAAACGTTATAGAAGCTCTTATATCTGATACCCGCAATGTTCTAGTTTCACAAGATATAATCGAAGTTTTAATTTCTGTACCAGCCACGCCAGATACGGCTGTTGGTGCTGCAGTAACACAAGATGTTATTGAAGTTCTTATCTCGGATGCGGGGAAAGTTCTTGTCTCACAAGATGTAATTGAAATACTTATATCCTATGATCCCGGTATTACGTCATCTTATGCGCACGCTCAATCACAAGCTGATATCAAGAAAACAAATAATGTTCATGGTCAAGCACAAGGTGATATTAAAACTACCTACTATCAGCATGCTCAGGCGCAGGGTTTTATAGGCGGTACTAATTTTCAACAAGGCCAATCTCAGGGTACAATATTAACAAATGTATCTCAGCATGGTCAAGCTCAGGCCGATATCCTTCAAACTTACTTTGCTCATGGTCAGGCTCAGACATTTATTAGAAAGAGTGTTGGCTATGGACAGGCGCGAGCTTCGATACAAACTCTTAGATTATTAGATACCTTTAGTCGCAACGAAGACGTCGGTGTATTAGGAACACCCGATATTGGCCCCACATACGAGCTTATTGAGGCAGATCAACTTATTGCTCCTACTGGTTGGGGCTCAATTGAAGTAAACGGATTTACCGCGAGAATTGTTTGGACAGTTCTTGGTGCAAACGTATGGATAGAGAATCCTGTTAGTGTTTTAGATCATGAAGCATCCATTGAATTTAGTTATGATAATACCTCACCATTATATAGCTCTTTTTATTTAGAACTTATAGGTGGAGTAACTAATAACTTCAATGACAACGTTGGAATATTTTTTGAAGAAGTCGCGGGTCTTACGCGGTTTTCTTTATATGCTAATGTTGGCGGTAACTTTGAAGAGAGTTCTTCCACAGCTTTTCCATTAGTAGGGAATGAAACTTATGTACTAAAATACACGGTTTCTGGCGGTGTTTTGAGAGGAAAGGTTTGGAATATATCTGGTCCTGAACCGGATTGGATGGCAGAACTAATCTTATCTGGACCTAACGTTTCCGGGTACGTTCAATTTTTCGCAAGAACAGTTTCAGAAACTCTTCCTAATATTTTAACACTAGATAATTGGAACGTTCTTTCGGCTGAACCTGTATTGCCACACGCTCAGGCCCAAGCTGACATAAAAGCAACACTAAATAAACACGGACAAGCACAAGCTATGGTTGTTAGAAGACTAGCTTCTGGACAAGCTAAAGCAAAAATCAATGCTTTTGGTGTCAATAAACACGCACAGACTCGTGCAGTAATAATAAAATCCGCTGGTTATGGTCAGGCACGAGCAGATATTCTTAAAACAACTAGAGCATTTGCTCAGGCTAGAACGCAAATTAATCAATCTAAGCAGACAGGTCAAGCTCAGGCTGATATCCTTAAAACCACTAATAGGGTTGCCCAAGCCCGAGCTAAAATAATACTCAAAAGGTCTAGCCACGCTCAGACGCAAGCCTATATAAAGATACGGGTTACGGCCTCAGCACAAGCGGAAGGTTTTATAAAAGCGCCTTCATTTAGTTCTGGGCAATCTAATGCTCTTATTGATAGTGCAATTAAGAATATATACGGTCAAGCGCAAACTCTTATTGAGCAAACCTATTCAACTTCGGGCCAAACACAGGCACACATTTGGAAAACTGTATGGAAATTAGCCCAAGCACAAGCTGCTATACGAAAACAATCAAGTAATTCGGGCCAAGCTCGGGCTTATATAGCCACGCCGTTTGCTCAGGGTCAAGCACAAGCATTAATTACCACTACAACACCATCGGGTCAAGCACAAGCATTTATTATTAAGACAGTTGGTTACGGCCAAGCACAAGGAAGAATAAAGGCTACTAGAAGTTTTTATGGGCAGGCGCAAGGTTACATAAGACGAGGATTTATGCGTCATGGGCAAGCGAGGGCTATGGTAAAGGCCGTTAATAGGAAACACGGGCAAGCACAAGGCTATATTGCTCGATCCATTGCGTTTGGTCAGGCGCAGGCAGTCATTAGAAGTGGAATAAATACAGGACAAGTCCAAGCATATATCAAGAAAATACTTACATCTAATGGGCAAGCACAAGCGTTTATTGCTAGAGGGTTGAAATACGGACAAGCACAAGCGTATATTACAGGAGAACAAGAAAGATATCTTGTTAAGTATAATAACTACATTCTTCCGGGGTATGCTCAGCATGAAAGTATAGATTCAGATATGGGCATATTCAATCACTATGCTGCTTATGAAGATTCGTCTTTGTCTGAGTATGCGGGGTTAAAAAATAAGTTAATTTCTCTACAAATGAAGGTAGCAGGAGAGAATTACCACGATTCCAAAGAACAAATCCAAGTTGCAGCTACGGTGCTGCGTTCACGATCATCCGGGTTTAGCCTATTGTACATTCAACGAAGTGATAGGCACTATGAAGCTTTGGGTAAGAAGATTTCAATGGAATCAACAGCCCAACAATCAGGTAAACTTATTGATTACAATATTGAGTTTGAATGCAAGCCTTGGTTAATAAGCGATGCTGTTTATACTGTCTCTGGCACAGCCACGGTACAAGCTATAAGAACGTTGTACGACGGCGGTTGGAGCCCTGTTACTCTAACCGTCACAGGAACCAACATTACGGTTTCAGGCTATACAAATACTGAGCAATTTACAGGATTTGTTACTATCTCGGGAGTTACAAATAATCTCATTCTTGACACAGAAAAAGAGGGTTATGCCACTCTTTACGTTGGGCCGGGGACAACAACATTTGAAATAACAGGCGCTACAGATTGTGTAATTTCGTACCATAATAGATGGTACCTTTAAAGTGGGTGGTTACTATATTACGGGTTAGGATAACGGACTTTGATGGATCAAATCCAATAAATTTGGAAAGAGCCAAGAACATAACAGAGTTTGAAGCTGTTAATACACCTGATGAGGGCGTGTCTTTTGACATTGCAAAAAATGATCCCAAGGCCGAAATATTAAATCCTGATACAGTGGCGGGATTTACAAAGTTTTGGGAGGTTTGGGAAACTACAACTAATGAGCGTCTAAATTATGGGTCAATTACCTCTATAACAGAACAAGGCTCTGATTATAGGGTGGTAGGAGCGGGAAGATCAAGCCTATTAGCTGACTTCAGAAAATCAAAGAAGACTTTTTACACTCCCATTGACTCTATTGTTGATGATCTTCGTTATGAAAACCTAGCCATCCAACCAAGAACAACAACACTTGTTCCTCGTGCTGAGTCTAGCGCCAGTCAAACTACTATCTTCGGTAGTTCAGTAATAAGGGATGAGAAGTATGCTGGTCTTAGTAAACAAACTAAAGATAATGCTATTGATGATAATTTCGGCCTTATAAAACCCGGAGAAATCGAACCGCCTAATACATATTTCTCAACCGATTCATATTGGGCAGGTCAATCTGTTTCAGACAGCCATGTTATTGATTTAGGAGATACCTATGATGTAAGTAAACTCCTTTTAATCCTTCCGTGGTGGGGAGGTATAGAAAGGAAAGGAAACAGAACATATGATTTTGAAATAGCGTATGCTGATGATACCGAAGCTCCGCTTGTTACCTATCAAGGTAAAAAAATTGGTCCCTTTCATCCTATATTTGATACAGGGGCGGATAGCAGGCTTGTTGTAGGAAATCAGCCGGGGGCTTCATTTTATTTGGGAGCTACAGCAAGTGGTATAGGTCTTGACGATCCCACCTTCTATACAGCTTTAAGTTCACCGGGACCCGTAAATTGTAGGTATATTAGAACAAGAGTATACGATGTTCATGCTTGGTATGGAAGTGTTCTTGACACTAATCCGTCTCTTGATGGGTGGGATTTTCAATGTGATCCTGATTATCAGCCGGGAGATTTTGGTACTGATCCCGCTGATGCCGAAGGAATTATGACGGATAAAGTTATTAACGAAAGAGTTTTAGAGCCTGCTAATGATTGCTTTGCTTCTATAGTAGAAATGGGAGTATATCAAGAAATTCTATCAAAGGATGAGATAAAACCCCTTGCTTTGCAACGAATTGATAACAATAATCTTCAAATAATATACAACCATATTCCTGATCCAAGCGAGACAATTACCACGCCTAATGGGTTTAGAAAGTTTGAGCCGGGAGGTTTCTTTAGACAAATTAGTGTCGATTATAGTGGTGCTAATACTACTTATAATAAATTTTATGATTCTGATTGTGCAGGTTGCTATCCAGATGGGTTCAATTTTGGTGTAATTGATCAGAATAATAGTCTTGTTATATCTAGGGATCAAACATCAGGAGTTGGAGTTACCGTCAAATCGGGAGCTTATACAAGTCTTGTATTAATGAAAGGGGCTTCTGATGCTACTGTTACATTAGCGGATTCATGGCCCGCAATTACTGATCCTCTATCATGGGGAGGAAGTTATTCATATACAACAGTTCAAAATGATTATGCTATTCTTCATTTCAGGGGCCAATCATTGAAGTGGTATGCTACAATACCAACAGGAGAAACCGGGGCTACGGTTAAAATAGAAATACGTAACAAAAATGCTAGCGGAACATGGACGGCCTATAGTACTTTGGAGACAGGACTTATATTACCCAATAATATAGCTTCTGAGGTTGTGTATGAGATAACATATGAATCAGGTATTCTAGCTGCCAATACGGTATACCAGTTAAAGATAACTAATTTAAATGGGGGTTATTGTTCGATAGATTCATTTGAAGGTTATTGGTCAGCCTCCATGACGCAGTACAATGAAGATAATCACCGAATTAATGTAAGTGCGCCTGAAAGACTTACACAAGTCTATGACAGCAGATTTAGTGGCGGCTCTATGTATCGTTGGAACAACAATACTTTCTTTAACTTCCACTTTGAGGGAGACAGAGTAGTAATTCTATCAGCTAAGGGTAGAAATCACGGTAAGCTTAGGTTAATTCTCCTAAAAGGTAATGGGCCATCATATTATGATGAATACCCTAACGATAATCAAGTATTTATTCCGGGCGGAAGTCCTACAGATGGCAGTATTTCTATTGATCTTGAAACAAGTAGACGTGGAGCGGAAATTACACAGTTTGTAGCATTTGACTCTAATGAGTACTTTCCAAACGGCTTACCTTGGGGTAAATATCTAGTTGGTATTTATTTACTACCATCTGAGATAGAAACATATACAACTACAGATGATGTGGATGCTAATAATTTCATTGACAGGTGTTCTGATTGTACTGATCCTACAGGAGAAGCAGTTGAGATAAATAAGTATGTTTATCTAGACGCTATCGCTGTTCACGAAAAGGTGGGGCTATCAATTTCCTTTGAAAACGAAACTCACTTAGATATATTACGTGCAGTAGCTGAAGCTGTGCAAGCTGAGTGGGACGTTACCGAACAAGGAGTACGTTTAGAGCCCCGTATTGGAATAGATACAGAAGAAGTATTGAGAGAAGGACAAAACACGCTGGTAGACTGGCAAGTAGTTAACGATGTAAATAGGGTGGCTTCTATTCTTGTATCTACTGGTGCAGATATTGATGGGCTTCCTTTGTTCGCTATAACAGAAAATAAGGAAACTCGACAAACATTAGGTAGAACAGTCATGCGGCAGCAGGACTTTAGAAATATAGCCGACTATTTTCAACTTATCGGAATGTCACGAACAGAATTAAAGAAGAGACAGGTACCAGAAAAAAGAATAACAGTAACGCATATTTCTTCTGACTTCACATTACGCAAGGGAGACTCTTTTATTTTGTATACAAAAAAGATGGGGCCATTGAGGGTTAGAATAATGAGAAGGCAGATTAGTAATTCATCATCATCGGGTAGAACATACGAATTGGAGTGTATAAAATGGCCTCTGATAACATAAGAGAAGTAGGTAAATTTGTTAAACAAACAAGACGGGATACGGACTACGCTTTAAAGCGGTATCACTCAAAGATTCCTTTAGTGGAGAGAACTAGAGATATTTTTGATTCCGAGATTCCTTTCAAGATGAACTTTGAAACTAAAAGAAAGGGCAACAAGGTTCTCTTAGACCTTAATTTTAATAAACCTCCCCCGCTAAATAGATGCAAAAGTGATTGCTTAGCAGCCACCTGTGAAAGCTTTGTAGTAGAGCCCGGTATAGATCATCTGCTTACGTTACAACAGCCTTATATAGCTGGCACTACAACAGTTTTTATAAATTACTCTCAGGTTCTTCCATCAACATTTGATGAAGTTTCTCCTGAGAGTGGTCAAATTTTCGTTCAGGGTACTACAACTAGTACCCTTATTACCGTGTGCTATAGTTATGGTAATTGTGACTCAGACTTTGAGGATTGTATCAACATTGGTACGGGAGCTTATACAGGATTAGCTGTGGTATTTTCGGATCGCTTTGATAGAACTACTCCAATAGAGAATCCTGCTGGTGGCTGTGGTGAATGGGATTTCTCTGCTTTTGGTGATCCCGTTGTAACAGATAATGCAGCCGCTATACGTTCGGGCCTTATTTTTCTAGGCGAGCCATTATCTGATAACTTCGAAGCTTTGTTTGCTGTTAAGGGTTTGGGACCGGGAGGTAAATGGGCTATAAGTCTTGGTAGCCCAAGCTTTCCTGTTGCAGCTAGTTATGGTTTTATTGCCGGGCAATTAACAATGAGCAGTACTTATATGTATACTAATGCCACAAATAGTTTCACATTTTGGGAGGGTGGTATTGTTAGTAAAGCATTTGTAGATCATACGACAGAGGATTTTTATATACGATTCGCTAGTGTTCCGGGTTCGGGCGCGTTTATACGCATCTGGCCTCAAAGCGAACCAGAACCGGCTGGCGGATTGTTTGGGGTTTGGAGCTTTCAAATATCCCCATTTAATGCTCCTATATTACCCAGTGGTCCGGGACCACAACAAGATGCTATATTTGATGAACAAGTATTTCCAGCGTTAGGTATAATCGGGGTAACAATGGATGATGGCGTAGCTCTCCAAGCCATTTCAGTTTGGGGACAAGGTGGTATGGGCCGATCAAATATGCCTGCTATTGATGAGTTTCCCGGTTCCTATCGAATTAATTCATGTACTGTAAATCCAGACGGGTTACTTAGACAAGGACATTGTTCTAGCACTACGATAACTGTTACAGAAGCAAGTGCAATTCAGGAGATGGATAATAGTAATCCTCACTGTGCCGTTGGCTTGTCTTATGAAATCACGGTTGGTAGCCCTCCGACTCCTACGGGGAGGCATCTAAATTCTTCACAACATACAAGGATATTTAAGTTTCCAGAAAATGATCCCAACTATCCGGTTCCAAGTCAGGTGAGATTGACTGGGGAAGTACAAACCCTTAATTTTCTCGGTGTTGGGTTCGAAGTGGGATTTTATTCCCTTGGGGGTCCCGGTGAACCGGGACAGGCGGGCTTTTTCTTTGCAGGAAGTCTTGTAGGTACTGCATCTGGTGGTAATGGTAATACTTGGAATTCATTTGATATTACGCTTCCAGTTATTGACGGAGTTGTTCACTATACTGTTGGATTTTTAGGTGGAGTAGATGCCGTCGAGGCTGCGTTAGGATCAGAAACAGAAAATCGCGACAGTAATGAGGGGGCTATTATTGATCTTCGATTTGTAAAGGTTTATTCCATTAGTCCACTTACTTGCTCTACTCACCCGTATTGTCCTGATTCTCTTGAACGCTATAATGAAAGAAATGAAATAGAGGAAGAACTATAATGGGCGATGATTTTAGGGGACTAAGTAGAATCTTTAAACAGGGCGGGAAAGATTCCTCCGATGCTCTAAAAAGATACTCGCCCATTCGTCCTAGATTAGAAAGAATACTAGATATATTTGATAGTGTAGTTCCATTTAATATGGAATTTTATACTAAGGCCAATGAAACAACAGTTATGTTAAATTTGTATTTTAATGAGGCTCCACCAACTAACTGTTGTGAAGCTAATCTATGTGCCATATGTGAATTTTTCTCAGATGGAGAAGAAATAATACAATTGGAACGAGGATACATAGAAGGTAGTGTCAGTGTATTTATAGATGGTGCCCTTCGCACAACATATGTGGAGACAAGCCCAGTCGAAGGAATAGTAACAATCACTATAGCGGTAGCTGTAGGAACAGTAGTTAGAATCTGTTATGTTTATGAGAAGGTGTAAAAATGTATCCCATTGATGTTAAAGTTTGGATTGATGGTAAAGATGCAACCAAATGGATATTTGGTTCTGAGACTGTAGTACTTTCCAATATAAACAGGAAGTGGTCTAAGATAGATATTAGCTCATTCATTAAAGGTCCGGGTACTCACGAAATAGAAATAACTGCTGAGGCTGGTATCGGTCGAGTGGAATGTAGATTAGAAATAAGTTAGGAGGAACTATGAAGGTCGAATTCACTAAAGATGTAGAAGAAGAGCGAGTTAATCGAGCTACTTGGGATGCGTTTTCCAGTCGTAGTATTGTAGAAGTTGTTCATAAAGCTAAGGAATTAGGGTGGGCTGAGAAAAAAGTTCAAGTACGTTCAGAAAAAACAGGTAAAGGTATTATGTACTACATAGAACCTTATGAAGAAGGTTGTGGGTGCATGGGGATGCTTAGGTATGGAGATTTCTTCGATCCGCCCTCCTAAAAGATAATTTGAAGGTTATAAATAGGACGGCGTAGCTTCTTTTCAATAGTAACCATTCTGGCCGATGAGGTTCTCAGGGTCGTGGGTGTTGAGAACGAAATTCCCACATGAAAACGCTTGCCGTCCAATTAGAAAGGAAAACATTTTTGAAGATACTTTTTTGGGGTGATTCCCCAACAGTACCAACAGGCTTTGGAAAAGTAAGTAATGAAGTTCTTAAAAGACTTCGATCTTATGGGCATGACATTTCAATTCTAGGGATCAATCATAATGGTGATCCTTATGATCATGAAGAATTTCCATATAGATTATATCCCTGTGCTCAGGGTAATACAGACATGCTTTATGGATTAAGCAAGTTGTGGGCTGTGGTTCAACATGAGAAGCCCGACCTGCTTTTTATGTTGAATGATCCGTGGCTTATCAAAGATACCCTAGATAGAAAACCGGGTGAGTATCCTTACATGAAGACTTTGGCATACTACCCCGTTGATGCTGGTCCTCTTAAACCAGAGTGGATAAAAATACTCAACTCATTTGATGCTCAGGTATGTTACTCGCATTTCGCAGAACGGGTTGTTACCGATTCTAACAAAGGTAAGCGGCCTGATAATTTATATCAGATATACCACGGTGTTAACACTGAAACTTACTACCCAATAAACCAACAAAAAGCGCGGGCTGTATTAGGTATTCCTAACGATGTATTTATTGTAGGTATGGTAGCTAGAAACCAACCTCGTAAGAGATTCGATATCTTAATGAAAGCTTTTGTTGATTTTGCAAAAGATAAAGATGACGCGCGTTTATATCTACATACAGCGATGCATGATTTTGGTTTCGATATGCCAGACCTTATAAGACAGTTTGATATCGGAGACAAGCTCATTCTAACAGAAGGTTTGACTCCTGCTCGTGGTGTCGATGAAGAGAGACTTAATTTGATCTACAATACCTTTGATGTTAATGCATTGATAAGTTTAGGTGACGGTTTTGGGCTTCCAGTAGCAGAATCTATGGCTACAGGTTGTCCTCAACTTGTAAGTGGGCATTCTTGTCTACAAGAATTAGTCGAGGGACATGGAGGATTAACAGTAAATACACAATCTTGGTTACTTAACGGCAGTGAAATTAACACATGGGGTGGCTTGTCTGATCCCGATGATATAGCAACCAAGCTTAACATACTCTATAATAATCAAGCACTTCGCATAAAGTTATCAGAGGATGGATATAACTTTATTAGGCAAGAACAGTTTTCATGGGATTCCATTGCTCAGCAGTTCCAGAAAATTATCAAAAAAATATTCCATCTAATTTAAGGAAAGGAGATAACATGTCTATTAATTATGACTCCCCAACACTAGCACCACCAAGAATAGAGTATGGTAGATTTTTACAACTATTACAAAGTAAGAATTCTCCCGCTGTTCCAGAGGCAATAGATATCTGGAACATTTTCATAGGTCAGGGTGTTGATCCTTCCTTTGCACTCGCTCAATATCGTGTGGAATCACAGTATGGTACAGCGGGTCATGCCGTAGTAACAGGATCATGGGGTAATATGCTTTATGATTCTAATTTAACTAAATTAGCAGTTAGTCGATATTCTCCCGGTAATGGATATACTTATGCTGTTTATGACAGCTATCGAAATGCGGCTATAGATTACGCTAGATATCTTCACTGGTATAAAGATAAATATAATCTTTATACTATATATGAAGCAACTGCTAGATGGATAGGTAAGGTACCGGGTTCATCTGGACACATAAGTTATATTAATATCGTTATCAACGATATGTATGAATACGAGTTTCAAGATGGAAAATTTTATGAAGTTGGTGATAAGATGATTTATGGAGGCGCTCCCTTTGATCGAGCTACAGGAAGAATCGTACAGAAGTACCCGGTAATTAATGGTATGCCGCTGTATCGGGGAACAGATGGTTCAATACTAAAAAACTATAGTGGGCCTAGTAGCAAGATAGGAGACTTAAAATCTTATGCTTGGTACTTGGGTCTAGTTCAAGGTTCCACTGATTGGGGCATGATCTGTATTGGTACATCTGTTGCAGATGCCGATGCTACGTGGTGCTATATTCAGAATATTGATACTAATAAGATTGTGAATGTATAAATGGCAATTTATCAAGAGCCTATAAAAGCAGATTTTTGGCAGCTTTATCGTGAGCCGGGAGGTAGTTATCTCGACCCCCTCGGACCTAAAAATTGCATGACACATACTGCTGCTCGTGCGGTAATGAGAAATTATGAGGGTAAAAGACCTACAGGAATTATGGGTGCTTGGCCCCCAACTGGGTATGTAATACGAAGATACACGGGTGATACTGTTGGTGGAGTAAATCATGGACAGGTTGCTAAAGTATTGTCTTCAAAATATAAGGTTTCTTTGGTTCTTAAATATGGATTTGACTTCGATGATATTGCAGACCTACTTGAAGAAACTCGTGGTGTTATGCTATCTTTATGGTATGAGCCTATTCTAGATTCTAGATTTAGAGGTTCATATACGTTCAACACTAACCACGAAATCTGGTTGAATGGAGTAGATAGAGACAGACGTTTATTTACATATGTTATTGATCCTTTAGCAGACGGCAGAATGAGCGGGCTGTATAAAGGGCCGGGTAGTTATCCGTTTAGCTTGCTGCGTGAAGCAGCAGGAATGTTGAATGTATCTTCTACTGGATACAGAGCTTTGGGATTTGGTAAAGCTTACATAGCTTATACTAAAGCTACTGGTGATTTTGCTACTGTTCCTGCACCAACAGGAATAGATTTTGGAGGTACGCCAATGAATCAACTTGATGGACCGGCTGCTAAGGTATTATTAGCTGGACCTACAAGAAAAATGTTCTTGAAAAAAGGAACGCCTATTTACAAATGGGTATCAGCTAGAACTGCAAATGAGTTTGCAAGAAGTTCTAGGGATCAGTGGTTCGTAATGACAGGAATCCCCGGATCGGGTTGGAGAACTGTTGTAACAAGTAAGGTATACCCTGATGGAATAACAAGGATATTTGAAGCTTACGTACCTGTAGGCGCTGGACCAATAGTTTAGGAGAAAAAATGACAGAAGAATATCCAGAAGATATCAAAAATGATATAGTTATTGATGAAGATGACGATGCGGAACCAGCCCCCGAAGATGGGGATGCTCCAACATTAGAAGATATAAAAAAATTGATAAACGAATAAAGGGCGGTGATATAGTATGAGTTTTAGTCTTTATGATTTACTTCCAGACGCAATACCATATCCGATTAAATCGGGTATTGTTAGAGGAATTAGAACAGGAATTGCTGCTGTATTAGCAGGTGTTTCCGCTGCAATTGCAGATGGCTCTCTATTAGGGGTTGTTCAGATTATTCCACCAGCATATTTTCCGGCTGCTACAATGGCGTTAACAACTTTGTTTGTTGCTGTTGATAAATGGCTAAGAGAAAGAGGATTAGTAGAGGATGCAAAGGAAGCTGGTTTAATTCCACCAGATGCAAAGGAATTACCACAGGCATTACCTGTAGATGCAGATAAGGTAGAGGAAGCGAAACCGGATAACGTTTAAGTCTTGCCAGAGGGAATGGGAGCTTGATTTATTTCAGGCTCCCTTTCTTTTTTGTTTTGTTGACGTGGGGGCTTATTGTTTGGTAAAATTGACTCAGGTAGGTAGGTTATGCCTAAAGAAAACAGAGACAATAAGGAGGGTAATGAAGACAAGACGCTTAGTTGATTTGAAGCTTATGTCCAGCATATAGTGAGAACTACGCCGATAAGGAACTGCCTATGCGGTACCAGCGTGATTAATAACAAGGAGATTGACCAGATATGTCGTTTGCAGAAACTACTAAAAGCTATTCCGAAACAAGAACTAGAACAGCCAGTGACTATGTTAAGTTTAGTCCTGAGTACAGAGTTGTTTTACGTATCCTTGATGAGAAAGCAAAACTGTCTTGGAAGCACTGGATAAGGGAAGCAAATAAGAGTGAAGATGGTACTGCTCGTGGAATGTTTGCTACCTGTCCAAATATAACAGCCCAAACAAAAGTATGTCCTATTGAAGATATGCTAAAGGGCCTAGAAAAAGATGATCCGACTTATATGGATAAGCGGGCTAAGAAACGATTCCTAGTCAACGTATTAGATCGTACACCATATACGGTCTGTGGTGCTTGCAACGAACAGACACCTTCTGCTACAGGTAAGAAGTGCATAAATTGTGAGGCCGATGTAAAGAAGAATGATTTTGTTCCACTAAACAAGATTAAAATTCTTGAAGGTGGTCCACAGTTATTCGCTACTACACTAAATGCCGTAGAAACTATGGGCCTAGAAGATTGGGAGAAGAATATCACTGAATATGATATCACATTCCAGACTCAGGGTACAGGCCGTGATCGAAAAATTGCAGCTATCCCACAACAACCCTCAGAACTTAGTGAATCTGATTTCATTGATCCTGAAACTCAGGAACCACAGAAAAGATTTGATCTGGAATTGCTCTCAGAGCCAAACACTGTTGAAGAAATTCACCTTCTACTTGAAGGTGCTGGCATAGCTCAACTCAACGAGTTAAGAGGCATAACAGCATAAGGAAATGCCAATGAACGAGGAACCTAAATCTCTTGAACGTTGGCACTTTGAATTAAAGTCAATAGGGAAAAAACACTGGGTGACATTCTACGAGAGTTTTCTCGGGGTGTCACCCTCTAATATACCTAGACTTTTCAAAACATTATCCCTATATGGATACTGGCCTTTATTTGAGGCTATCGTTGAGAGTGCTGATAAACCACTAGAGGGGGACAAACTCAACTATGTCGTTGTCGTTGCTAAGAACAAATTTAAGGAACAGCAGGAAGAACTTGACAATACGGATGAATATGCTCAATCAATCGAAGAATCGAAGGAAAGCACAAGGTCAGCTAATCAGGTCTTGGAGCGAAAGATCAAGGGAAGAAATAAATGCCGGTCAAAACCATTACCAAAACAGCCGTAGTATGTGATAAATGTCAACAAGAAATAATATATGGCGTACAATTAATACAAGGAAATCTAAAAATTACAGAGTATAGTCAAGACTCAGGACATGGCCCCAAGGTATACGTACAAGATGGTGGAATACAAAGATTCTATCATACAGAGTGCTTGGCTAACTTGGCTAAAGGGAGCCTATAATGCCAGTTAATCGCATAGATTCTAAACATTTACATAGGCAGATTGCTTTTAGCACAGAAAAATTTGGTCCGGGTACTCGGACTAAGGGCGTAATAAATCACATTAAGAAAGAGCTTAAAGAAATAGAGGCCAATCCACTTGATCTGTATGAATGGGTTGACATTATTATCTTAGGTTTTGATGGTGCTTGGCGAGCGGGCTATAAACCACAAGAAATCATTGATGCTATTGTAGAAAAGCAAACAAAGAACGAACGTAGGGAGTGGCCCGACTGGAAAACCTCTAGTGCTGATAAAGCTATTGAGCATGTACGATGAAAACTTTAGTAGTTATCGGTTTAACAGTCCTCATGATTTTGTTTTTTTCAATGCTAGAAGAAGAGAGTTTTGCCAAAGATTGTCATGCTGTTGATGGTGTGGTAATTGGCTATGGAGACGCTCGACAATGTATTGCTCCTGACGGGAGAATCATTCCAATTCGGGGTAGATAATGTGTAGCACATGTCAAACAACACAAGGGCCATTTATTACTATAGCTCCTAATGTTAAAGTATGCGGTCCTATTCAATATGAAAAAGAAACAGGCAGAATACGTGGCCGCGTGTTGGAGTGTAACAACAGGCGGCGGGCTCTAGAAAATCTTTGGTACGGTAAACCAGATATATTACAGGAGCCTATAGTTACTAAACAGGAGTAGTATTTGAATATCATACCTCACGCTCTAGATTTTGAGAAAGCTGTTATAGCTTCCGTTTTACAAGACCCATTACTACTTCCTAAGATTCAAAACTTGGTAGAACCAGATGATTTTTATGGTGCAAACCATAAAGAGATATGGAAGGTTATTAATTCTTTTGAATTAGGTCAGGTTGACTCTCTTGCTGTAGCTGATAAACTTCGAACAGATGTACAACCTTACTTCAAGGAAATTGTAGAAGATAGTGATAGAATTCTTCCTTCGATTTCCAATGCTTTGTTTTACGCCGAGGTTATACATCAGAAGAGTAAGCTGCGGGCTGGAATTGAGCTAGGACAGAATATAATTGCGGCCTGTTACCAAGAGACAGATGCAGAAGAGGCTATTCAACAACTTGAAGAAATGTTTGCGCATTTCTTACAGAAAAGAGTGCTTGAAAATAAGTCTGAATCTACACAGGAATCATTTAAGCAATTTCTAAAGACGCTTGGCACTCGTGAACCAGACGATCCTAACGCAATAAGAACTGGCTTTAGAGAATTAGATTTACTCCTTCAAAGACTAGAAGGATTAATAGTATTAGCTGCTCGTCCCTCTATGGGTAAGACAGCACTAGCTTTGAATATCATTGCCAATGTAGCTGAGAAGCACCCTGTTTTATTCTTTTCATTAGAGCAGAGTGAAACACAGGTATTTGAACGGCTACTAGCTTCCGAGGCAGAGCTACCTCTAGAGGATATTAGACTTGGTGTTTATGACACTGAGTTATTAGAGTCTGCTGAGAAGCGTTTGGTTTATCTCATGGAGAATATCCATGTAGATCAGAATGCTAACGTTTCTGTCTCTTACGTTACTTCTGTGTCCCGACAAAAGAAATATGAGTGGGGCAAGATCGGTCTTATAGTCATTGACTATCTGCACATAATGAAATTAGGAGCTAATAAAAATACTACCGACTTATTAGAAGATGCAGTACGGGAACTTCGTGCTTTAGGTAAAGAGTTAGATTGTCCGATTCTTTTGCTTGCGCAGTTATCTCGTGGTGTTGAATCTAATGAGAGAAAGAAGAATCGGCGACCAGAATTATCTGATTTAAGAGGGTCGGGTGGTATTGAACAAAGCGCGGACTCCGTAGTATTTCTCTATCGAGAATCTTATTACGATCAAGCTGGACTTGCCCCTGATGTAGATTATACAGAGGTTATTGTACGTAAGAACAGAAACGGTAGGCAGGGCAATATTAATCTAAAATGGTACCCAAAAATTGTAGCATTTAAGGATGAACGATGACAGCAGATGAATTAATGTCAAGTTTAGAAGGTTTACCTACGGATGATCCCGAAGGTGATCACAGTATGATAGACCAAATTATTGCAGATTATCTAGCGTACCGAGTTGAGCAAGACGATCCTTTAGCCTCTCATATTTTAGAGGTTTGGGAACAAATAGAAGTTAAATGGTATTCGTAGTCATGAGCCTATAAAACAAGGCTCTACAGCTATTATACAGGCGGTGGGAACAAGTATGAAGCGGTTGTTACGTTGGATTTTGCCTGACGATATGTGGAAAAACTTTCGATTAGATGTTTGGATATTCACTGGTCAACTTTATTGGCACGTGGTTAGATATGATTTTTGGGAAGAGAAAAAAGAAAAATAAGGGGATGATTCTTAGTGGCACGATTTATGAGCTACAATGACAAAAAATGGTGGTGGTTTATTCTCTACCTTAACATGGCTGGTACTAAGAAAGCTGACCCTGATACATATGACATGCTATTAGATATGATGTTGATTGTCTTTAACCAAGAAGAGGATAGTACACGCACTAGAAGGTTGTTTATGTAAATGGTACGAATGGTTCGTCAAAAGAAAGAGTGGGTATGCGCTAAATGCGAGACTAAATACCTTGCTTGGCAAGGAATATGTAATGATTGTGGATTTGGCGGAACGCTAGAAGAGAAAGAATTAATACCTTCTAAGACTGTATCAAAAGAAACTCCTGTGCGTAGAAAGATACGACGTAGATGGAAAGACTCTGAACGCGGTATAGCACGTAGAATGCAAGACGTTGATGGCGCTGATCCCATGTTCTCAAAGATTACCACAAGTACAGGTAGAGTGGGGGCTATAACCCATCTTCAATTTGATGCTGTATCAAAGAACTATGTTACCGAAAATAAGAACGTGGTGTTAGCCAAGTGGATTATAGATGCTTGGATACAGATACAGCAACGCGCTATTGATTTCAACAAACAGCCACTACTGCACTTTGATCCCCCCAACATGCCCAAAACATTTCCCATTAATGGCACAAAACAGAAGACTGAAACTATGGCAATTATAACACAATCTCGCCATGAGGATTTGATTCGTTGCGAGCAAGCTCTCACTGTTGCCCTTGAAGCTCTTGTAGCCAACGAAGATGAATCATACGCGGTAGAACTTATAGATAATATATTACACCCACATAATAACTCCTAGAATTAAGGGGGTTTAAATGAGACAAGGCAGAAAGAATTCGTGGTTGATACCAAACTTATCAAGAGGGTTGACAATCGAGAAGATCGGTCTATAGTATTAGGGCAAGTCCAGAAGGGTTTGACAAGGCAATTTCCCCCTAATGAAGATGGAGGTATCAAGATACCTGATGATGTATGGAGCGAGTGGATAACTGTTGCGCAGTATTTATGTCATGTATTTCCTGATCCTGATATCTATGATTTATTCATTTGGATTAGAGAAGAACTTAACGGTTGCCAGCCATTATCCGACGCTCAAATTGAGCGTGCTGACTATGAAATTGAACGTGAGTTAGCGCGTGAATCTAGAAAGTTTGATTGAAGAAGTTAGAACATACATCAACTCGATTGATGTTACACAAGAAGGGGAACATATTTATTCGAACTATGAAGAGATAATTGCTATTAGTTTACGTCTCCAAGAAATACATAATGAGATAGCCCTTCTAGAAATTAGAGGGGAAGCTACTAATGAGCTAAAGAAATTTCGCACAATGGTATTGGATTCTTCGCTTGAACGTCTTGATAAACTCGCTGTGTTTGAATCGAGAAAAATTACAGCTAAGAGGCAAGAGTGGGAAATGAATGGAAAGGATTAAATAAGTGGCCGCTCCTGTTGTTTATAATGATTCTACATATCAAACAGTTATTATTTTTCGTGGGCCTTTAACTGAGGCCATTATAACAGATATAGAGCTAGGTGTAACTGCTAAGGGATACGCTAAGCTCAATGAAACTGATGAGTACGATAAAGATTTTGGTGAATACCTTGCGCTAGTTAGAGCAACTAGCAGACTTCTTTCTAAGCTAGAAAAAAGAGCAGTAAAGAATGGAGCTTATCGGTGAGCGCAGCCGTTGGTTATTGGATCGCTATGATCCTAATTGGTTTTAATCTTGGTGTGATAGTTGCAAGTACAGCTAATATTTTTATCCTTGTTTCTTTAGTGCTTTCAACAGTAGTTGCAATCTATTCTATACTGAATGGTTTTGAAGCGGAGGTAAGTTAGGTGTCACTTAGAGAGTACAAGAAAGCTGTAGATCGAACAGGTATAGCACAACTGACTCTTACTAATGACAAGGGTGAAGCTCACTTTGTTGGTAATGCTGTTAGCATGACCCATCTAAAGAACGATAAGTTAAAGTTTCGTTGGAATATTGAAGAGCAGCAAGACTGGTATAAGTATACCCACGCTCTCTTACACGTTGGACCTAGGATTTATCTGGCCTATGAAATTGCGGGGCTAAACTTAGCCCCCGACACAGGAAAGATTGAGTTTGTGTTCACAGATTTATAAGAGGACTAGTTGGAATTAAAGCAAATATCGTACACCTATCTTAATACTCTAGCGTGTTCATATCAAACGTTCTTAAAGTATGAGGGCAAAATTAAAGGCCCGACTACACCGCCTCTGGCTCTAGGTAATGCTCTGCATTTTTCATTAGAGAACGGATTTCTTCAGCCTATTTTTTCCGAGAAAAAGTTTATTGATTTATTCACTGAGGAATTCCATCGGATCATCGAAGATGAAGATGTATTCATTACCTATCCAGAGTTAAAGAAAAACGAGGCCGAAGGTATTGAAATAATATCTCGGTACTGGAATGATATGGAACGAGGGAAATTAACTAAGGCTCCCCTCGCAGTAGAGAAAGAGTTTCGTCTCCCTATAGCTGGTATTGATATTGTTGGTAAGATAGATAAGATCGAAAGATTGCCAGACAATACCCTTGCAGTTACCGACTATAAATCAGGAAAGATGAAGCCTGATCCGTGGTTCCTCCGCAGGAATCTACAGTTTACGGCCTATTATATGGCCGTGTACATGATCTACGGGGAGTACCCGAGCAAGATCATATGGCATCACTTACGTACCGGCTCTCTAATAGAGACTCAGCGTGATGAATGGGACATAAAAAACTTAACGCGCAACATTGAAGCAGCTATTAAGCTGCGTGCTGACGACACCCGTTATCGTATTTATAATGATCGTGTTTGTAATTATTGTCCCTTCTCTGGTAACGGAGGCGCGTGTGACGATAAAGATTTAGAAGCGAGGATACTGGCTAACCGTGGATAGTATACAGTTAACATCAAGATTAGACCCGTATTTTATTATAGCTGAGGAAGTAGCTAAACGCTCTCCTTGTACACGTAGACAATACGGATCAGTTATTGCTTTCAATGGCCCCGAAATTTATTGGACAGGCGAGTGTAACAAACGATTATCCGCTTGTTGTAATGGGGTATGTGCAAGAGATACATTTAACACAAAGCACGGGCAGCGTACAGAAGTCGGGGCTGAAATTCACAGCGAAGTAGCAGCACTTATTGATACTAATCTCAAAGCAAATGAGTCTCATTTCATTTTGGTTGGTTTTGAAAAGGGGCACGAGCTAAGAGGATCAAACGTTTACCCATGCCATGCTTGTGCATTATCCATTAAATACGCGGGCTATAGATATATCTACATAAAGAACACCGATGATTTCATCGTACCGATATCAATCAGCGAGATATTGAAATATAGGGAGGACGAGTGGGAACCAGATGCCTAATCAAATTGAAATGATACAAGAATACGCATCAGATATTTGGCCTGTTCATAATCTCTATGAAGTAGGACAACTAATATACGTTCTCCGTAACATGGGGGACACTGAATTAGCTGGCAGGCTAGAAGAGTGGAAATCTCGTATGGAAACACGAATCCATGCTGAGTTTAGTCAACCACAAGAGGCAGTTTAATGGGATACTTTACTTCATTCACACTAATATTAAAGGCCGATGATCCCGACCACATTAAAGCTGTTAATGAATACATAGAAAACCTAACTAGTGATGATGAGGCCAAAGAAGGTTTTAGTTCTGATTATATTTCTGGCATGTATCAACGTTTGGACGGTGTTTGGAAATCATCAGATCGTTGGAAATGGTATGAACATGATGACGACATGAAAATATTGTCATCTGAATTTCCTGAGGTTCTTTTTATCCTTTACGGTGAGGGTGAAGAGAACGGAGATATTTGGCGCTCATACTATAAGAATGGTAAGATGAAAACACTTACTGCCCGTATTGTATTTGATGAATATGATCCTAAGGAGTTAGAATGAGTCAAAAAACTTTAGAGTTACTACAAACAGGTGGTCGCTCTTTAGAAGAAGCAAAAGCAATCATTAAGGCTGGTCATCCGCCCGAAGCTGAGGGTGTAATACTAGTAGATTTTGATGCGACATTATATCCGTATGGATATTTATTTGATGCTCCTGCACCACTACCCGGCGCGGCTGAATTCATGCAAGCCGTAGCTGCGGCGGGCTACAAAGCTATTATCTTCACGTCTAGGCTGTCTCCACGATGGTTAGAGTCAGTAGGTCAGACTGCGCAGCAACATATTGATTACATTACCGAAGTATGTAACCGTGATGGTATTCCATTCACTGATATTATTGGTGAAAAGGTACCAAGTATTGCGATCTACGATGACAAAGCAGTACGAGTAAAAGATTGGGCCTCTATAGATCACTCTAAGTACGGGGTGAATTTATGAGGATAGCTTTCTTTGGACCGATGTGTTCGGGTAAAACTTACTGTGCAGACTACTTAGTTAAGAATCGCGGTTTCACCAAAGTTAATTTCGCTTACAAGTTAAAGAAATTAGCAGCAGAAATCTTTGATGTTCATACTAAAGACGGGCACGACAGAATTGTACTACAACAACTAGGACAAAAAATGCGTGAGATTGATCCTGATGTTTGGGTTAAGCTTGCGTTGAAGGAAGTAGCATTTCATGAGTATGCTAATGGTACAGAGAGATTTGTGTTTGATGATCTTCGATACATGAATGAAGCTTCGGCATTAAAAGAAGCGGGCTTTACGTTGGTACGTGTGTACGTTCCTGAGAACATACGACTACAAAGAATTAAAGACCTTTATCCTAACACACCCGAAGATTCAGCATCGCATTCATCTGAGCTAGAGTGGGCAAATATTGTTCCCGATCTTATAATTGACTCTGCCTATCCTGACTCACCTAATCAACAAATTGATAATTTTTTGGGGAAGATTTCCCCGACTTTTTCAGAAAGGATATAAATATAATGGCAGATAGAATTAAAGGGTTCAAGATATCGTTTTATGATGATGAAATTGAGCCTTTCGAATTAATTAGGCAGTATCAGGACCCGGAGGGCTGGTACATCACGGATGCCGGACTCAACGAGGACGAGACGGGCTATTATATTGGGGCTAGCGGTACGGGGACTCAATGGAGCAGCGAGACATGTAGGCATTGCTGTAACTAAAGAATGGTTAGATAAAGTTACAGAAATTGTAGGTCGTCGTACTCGTAATGATCAAGCTAAATTGTGGAATAATCCCTTTAATACTAGTACTTCTACGGCTACAAAAAATTTAGAGTTTAATATGCAATATGAGAATGAAGATGTAAGCTTGGGTGAGAAATGCTGTGGCGGACTCTGCTGCAATTAGGATTGCTTTTGTAGGACTACATAATTCAGGTAAAACCTTTGCCGCTCATTATCTATATAAGCACCATAATTTTAAAACAGTAAAGATGATGGACGGTACAGCTAAGGTTGTTAAGTGGTTCTATAAGTATCGTTCTCATGAGAGGATTAAATGGGAACGTCGTGTTGAGTTCTATGACGCTCTCTATACTCTTGATCCTGACATACACGTTGATTATTTACTCCGTCGATTGGACGGGGGCCAAGAAACTACTCGTGATGTAGTAGTAGATGATGTTAGATACGCTAATGAAGTTATCAAATTACATAAGGCTGGATTTATCATCGTTCGTATGACGATGGAAAATGAAAGACTTAAAAGGATCGTAACCAATAAGCATACGGGCAAGAATAGAGTTTCTCTCAACGAGCAGTTCAACAAGAAGAACAGCGTTTATCCTGTCGATTATAGCATTATTAATGTTACCACTGAGGGTTTATATAAGATGTTAGATAATCTTGTGGAAAAAGAGCGGGCTAAACGACAAATAGTTGACATTTAGAATACTTAACCTCTATACTTTAGTCACCTAAACAGGTACTAATTATATGGAGGTTACATGAGAAAGAAATCCAGCCACTTAACAAGGGTATTAGTAGAAGGAATATCTACGTACTCTGCATACAAGGGAGCTAAGTTAGCGTACGCTAGAGACTATGATCCCACGCCACAAATAGCTGTCGATCTTGTTACTAAGATGGACCTAGAACGCGCGGCTAAAATATTATTTAACCGTGGAGAATTATCAGAGCAAGAAATTAAAATGCTGGCGTATGTATCTCTAGACGGCAGATTATCTAGAAGAGATATCTCCCTGATGATTAAAGAAAACGAGGGAGTCTTTGTTGATCAGAGAACTATCTCTCGTAGATTAGAGTCTGCCTACAATAAAATTTCTAAGTTCTTAGGACACGAGTATAGCGATAGTCGAGTGTTCCAGATGATAGCTAAAAAGAAAGGCTATCCTGAACCATACATACTCAGTGATGACGAAATAGTTGAGATACAACAGATTTGGGAACGGATTTAATGATTACAATTGATGTAGCTCGTACATTATTATGGGCGTGGTATATAGTGTGGGTACTAGGTTTAATTAGCGCCTTTTTGACGCTAGCAGCTAATAAAGGTACTAGTGGATCAATACGATACGGTGTGCCCACCTTAGTTTTTATAGCTCTATCTACTTATGTAGTATTAAACGTTTAAGGATTTATATGGGAAGACCAAGAAAGATAGTTAAAGAGGATGATATAGTAGATAAGATCACTGACAAAACTTCTCTACTGGATATTATTGCGGACGCGGTTCAGGCAGGGTGCGGAATTCCAGGCTGCAAGGGAAAGTTCCATTACCCTGAGGCACAGTTAATTGTTAACCGGCTAAGAAATGCTGGATATTTAAAGGAAGTTTAATAAACGTTGGGCGCTTGTGTAGTATGTGAGACAGCAACATCGGGATCACTAGAGTTTTGTAAAAAGCATTATAATGATCACAAAGAAGATATCATGGCTAAAGAACCGTGGGTACGCGCTCTTAAAAACGATGCTCAAAGAGAGAGACGGCGGCGGGCTAAAGAATACGAGGACACTAGTTTAGATAGAATACTAGATGCTGAGTATAAGAAGAGGTATTAATGACAACTAGAGAGTTATATCTACCTGTACTTGATTGGTTCTTTACAGAAGTAGATAATAAGTTAGGGCTCCCCGAAAATATAGCTAAAGAGTCATGGGCAGACATGAGTTACGACGCATTAATGGATAGATTATCGGATGAAACAGACGAGCTTTATTTTGCCGTCGATAATTTCCTTATTGCGGATGAGGATAAGAAAAATACACGAAGAGACGTAGTAATTAAAGAAGCTGCCGATGTTGCAGCATTTGCTATGATGATTGCCGACAGAGTTAGGAAAGATATTTAATGGACGATAATAGTGTATTAATATGGGGAATTATCTCTATTTCATCAATCGCAATAACAGCTTTAATAGTGTTTACATACAAACTTAGGTAGGTGAAATTATTGCACCGAAAGTTACCATATTTTTTATTACTGAGAAAAATATTTTTAAATAAAAGAAAGGGATTAAAATGAGTGAAGTTTGTAGAGGTAGTCATATTGGACTATGGGTAGATAAAAATAAATCAAATCATTTTGAGGGGGAGTTAGCTCAATGTAGAAATGAAGCGGGCTCTGAACCCAAATGGCACAAAATTTCAGAATTAGTTTCATTTAAATATTATACAGTCATTGAAAGTTTAGATTTATAGTTGCCTATAATAGATATAGCAGGACAAAAATTTGGTAGATTACTTGCTTTGTACCAAGAGGGTGTATCTAAAGATCGTCAAATAGTTTGGAACTGTTTATGTGATTGTGGTACGGTAACTATTACCAAATCTAGAAATTTAAGGGAAGGTAGAACTAAGTCTTGTGGGTGCTTAAATAAAGAACTTAGTTCTCAAAGGTTAAAAAAAGTAAAGCCGCAGTCGCCTAAATTAAAATGTAAGCGGGGACATGATACTTCTAAATTAGAACAACGCACTAAGAATCGTACTTGTAAATTATGCCACAACCGTGTTCCTCGTTCTATTGCTAGAAAATATAGACGTTATAAAACAAATCTAACTAATCGTATTATTGCTAAAGAGGCGAAGCTTGCTACGCTAGAAAGAGAATAAGTATGATACCTAAATCAGATATAGAAATGGAACGTGCTAAGATCATTAAGGTATCTCGCACACTGATTAGATTGAAGCACTCATTAGCTGCTGATAAAGAGCTAAACGATATCCTGCCGGGGCAGCTAGATGAATTTGATATAGCCCTACAACACGGCGAGCTAAAATCAGTACACGCGGGGCTGTTAAAAGAAATAGCGGAGTCCTAATTTGTTGACCACCAAGAAGAGACTTAAGATACTGGACTTCGACATAGAAAATAGACCACTATCGTATTGGGTACCAGATCAACCTACAGCAGAGATAACAGCTATTGCTAGCTGTTGGACCGATGATCCTAAATCTATGGTTGTGCATTTACTAGGTCAAGATGATCCTGTTGTTATGCTGAAAAATTTTGTAGCTCGTTACAATAAGGCAGACATGGTGACAGGCCACTACATCAGGAAGCACGACCTACCCATTATTAACGGGGCTTTAATGGAGTACGGGCTGCCCAAGCTGGAACGTAAGCTGACGTGTGATACTCGCTTAGATATGTATAAAAAGGGAGCTATACCTGCGACTCAGGAATTCCTTAGCGAGCTATTAAAATTGAAACACCCTAAGGTACACATGACACAAAATGATTGGCGCGAGGCTAACAGACTAACTCCTGAGGGGATAGAGATAACTAGGAAACGTGTATCAGGTGACGTACTACAGCATATGGATTTACGTATAGCTATGGTGAATTCTCAGTTACTTGGCCCGCCGAAATTCTGGCGTCCATAAACCTTGCAAATTCTTCTGGCGGAATTAAATATGTTAACTTCACAACCTTATATTTAAGAGGTTCACCTAGATCATTTATAGATTCATTTTGATCTAGCATCTGTTTTACACTTAATGCAGTTTTTCGTGTAGTATAAGGACCGTCTGCATGAACAGCTTGTTGATTTAAGATTGTGATTACTGCCCAAACATAGCCGTGCTTATTCATCTAACATTCTAGCGTAACTAGGCCACCCATTGTCATTTAAATACATAGTGTAACGTCCGGGTTCTAGTTCAGGTTCATCTAAGCTCGCTAAATATACATTATATTCACAGTCAAGTAGATTAGGACGACAACTTAATGGGTGCTGTAATCCATAACCTGTTGCATTGAATTCAACTATATGTTCGTTATCATTCATTGACGCTCCTAAGTTTTGGAAATCCTAATTTCTTAGAGGTACGTATAGTCCAACCATCTAGTAGCGGAAGGGCAGCATCAATAAACACTGACCATTGTTCATCATCCCAACTCCAACCATCAGAAATAACAGTTTCTAAAAGCTCTTGAATGGTATCAATATGGGAGAATAAGAGAGCGGCTTGACTTCGACTAATGCCCCCGCCGATCTTAGCTTGTCTTTCAATATCCTTTCTGATACCGGCAGTTAAAGCATGTCCTCCTGACGATATCTTAACCCCCATTCTTTTCATACTTCTCTCTATATTCTTCTAATACCTTATCAGCTTCCTTTGAGGCTTCAAAAAATTCGGGGGCCTCAGGATCACCTATTGCCCATTCGTTTAAAGTATGAAGTGCCTTATATAGTTTATCTACTATTAGGGTAGTATCTTTATATTCGGCCCCCACTTTTGTTTTAGTCACAGTATATCCACACTATAAATCCCCCTATTGCGTCAATCATCCGGGTCATCAGCCTCATTAGCCCACCCGTTTATAAGTGTATCTAAAGGTGAGCCAAGATAAGCTATTTCTATAGCTTCTACAACACCTTCTTTTTGTCCGTCTCTACATAGATAAAGATTGTATTGACACTCTACACAATTGATGCGGTGTAAAATGAGATTAATTACCCTATCATATATTATTTCTAGCATAGGGCCGCGTTGATATTTAGTTTGAGCTAGATTAACAACCTCGTCATAGGTCCAAGTTTTATCAAACCAATACTTACTCATTACTCATCATCATATCGTTCCGGCTTAACCTTATCTT